CTACTCCGCTAAGATTGGTTCATCAGGCAACTCCGCTAAGATTGGTTCATCAGGCAACTCCGCTAAGATTGGTTCATCAGGCAACTCCGCTAAGATTGGTTCATCAGGCAACTACGCTCAGATTGATAGTAGTGGTCAAAATTCCGTTGTTATGTGCGCAGGTTACGACTCAAAAGCAAAAGCAGCTATTGGAAGTTGGATAACTCTTACCGAATGGAAAAGTATAGGAGATATATGGAAGCCGATTTGCGTAAAAACAGAACAGGTAGATGGAAGCCGTGTCAAGGCAGACACCTATTACAAATTGATTGACGGCAAATTTGAGGAGGTTGAATGATGGCAAACGAAAACAACAAACCTTATTTTCTTTTGGTTTTTCAAAAGAATGACCCCATGCCGTCCATTGTATCAGCAGATGTGATTGCGGCGATGTATCCAGACGCTGAAAAAAAAATGGTTGATATTACAACCACGGACGGCGATTGTATGGGCTTCGAGAACGTCGAGTCGTTTAAAATGGTTCCTGCCGAGGAAATTAACTTTAACATGTAACAACAGATATGAAGAAAACAATCAAAACATTTGTTGGTAGGCTGCGCGATGCGTGGTCTATCATAAGAGGAGATGATTACATCTTTGTTTCTTACGAAAAGGGCGTAGACGAACAGTATGCGCGCTACACCGCAAGCCTTATTTCGGGCGTTCGTTGGTTTATCAAGAACAACAGCGTAAGTATATATCCTCGTATTGATATGCTTCAAGACTTGCTTAGCAGCGGCAACAGCATTATGATGCTCACAAAGGATGCTGACGGTACGCTGACTTACTGCTACGATTGCAAGACGGAAGAAGATTTTGACGACTTAATCAATATGGAGGTGAAGTAACATGGAAAGTGAGCTTTATTTTATCCACATGGATGGCAATAACTACTTCAAAGTTGAAGATGGCGTTGTCTATTCGCGAGGCAAGAAGACCGATGTTTCGCCCGACAAACTCTCCGACTTCCTTGCAATAGCAAAGGAGCTTGGATTTATAACTGGTAAGCTATGAAAGCCGTACTGACATTAGACAACGGAGAGAAATTTATCGCAGATATTTATCCTCTCCAAGGCAAGAAACAGCACAGACCACGTTTCCACGACGAGTACGAACGTTGGTTTGTAGAAGAGTTTAACAAGGCGCAGCCACGAGCTGCCCACAAGGTGGTGAAGGCGCACATACTAAGAAACTAATAATACAATAATATGACAGAAGAAAGATTTTACTGCGAACGCCCGAGATGTAGCGTTCACAACAAGAAAACGAGGGAACTCGCAGATGATTTAGAGTTCTTTAAAAACACAGAGTTCGTTTTTGGAGATGAGTTTACTCCCGAAGTGCTTTTTGAACAACTTAAAAGCGAAGTTGTAGAACTCAACAGTAAGTACAAAGGCAGAGAGATTGAGGTCACGATGATGCGCTTCGGTGGCACAATCACATACAGCTTCAAGGATGATACTAACAGTGACACAAGCCTTGGTAGCATGAGCCTTCATCCGATAGTAACAACTATTTACAACATTAACAATGTTTAAAATCGAATAACATGGGAATAGCATTATTTACCCTTTGTTTTGCCTGTGTTTGTGGCATGTGGTACTTCCTCGGCAGAGTTTCGATATACGCAAAACTAATAAAGGAATACCGAGAGGCGCTGGAAGTCATAGGCGCGCAGGAAACAATAATACAGGCTTACAAAATAAAGTATAACACAGAGAAAACAGAGGGAGAAAATGGAAAACAAGATTAACATAGCGGAAATACTCCGTGATATGTCCAAAGGCATAAAGTTGTATTCGCCAATATTCGGCAAATGCCATCTTAGAGAAGTTATTAACGACAGAGAGTATCCAATCTCTGTTTATATTAGAGATAAACAGGCGTTTAGACTTTTTACAAAAGATGGTTGTTATATTTCTAACATAGAGGATAGTGAATGCCTCCTCTTTCCTTCTTCAAAGATGCGTTGCTGGGACAAGTTCTTCAAGCGTGGCGACGTGGTGTACAACCCTAACAGCGGAATGCTTGCAATCTTTGAAGGTTGGGTGAATAACGATTACACCGAGTTCAATACAACACTCAACTATTATAATGACCATACATTTGGAGAAGAAGAAGTCTGCGCCACGGATTGCTTTGTAAAAGCCACCGGCAAACAGAGAGTAGAGTTTATTGAAGCGGCAGAAAAGCACTATGGCGGCAAGTATAACCCCGAAACGCTGCAAGTAGAGCCTGTTAAGGTTGCTGAACCTAAGTGTTCGTTCAAGCCGTTCGACAAGGTGTTGGTGAGATATAACGAATATAGCGTATGGCGTTGTGAATTCTTCTCTCACTACAATACATTCAATAAACGATACCCTTACGTCTGTTTATCAGGTGTCTACAAGTACTGCATCCATTACGAGGGCAATCAACACCTTTTAGGTACGGATAAATCTCCCGAATAACAGCATGGCAAAAGACTTCTCGCTTGCAAATGTCAATTTCCGCGAGACAGGACATATCGCTTTTGCGGATGAGTATATCACATCGTATGTGTCAACGGACATCGTGCCAAAGATATACATGAGCGTGAATACTCCTCGTGACGCAACAGGGCTTGTTTCAGGCAAGCCTAAGCGTTACTACCGCACACGATACAGCGCATGGGTAACGGAAAAGACGTTTATTGAGCAATATCAGAAAATAAGAGAAAAATTCTAAGTATGATAAATCTTTCTTTAGATAGACACGATTTTCTATTCGCGGTTGAGGGCTTCGCAAGAGGCTCGCACCTCCGGCAGCACGTCTGGCAGGAAATCGTATATAAATCAATTCCACAGATGTCAGACGACGATATGGACTACTTCTGGTTCTATATGCGACGCGACATCTTCGAGCGATACTTCTACGAGCTGAACGGCAAGAAGAACACGCATGTCGGTTATGAGGACTTTATGCACGCACTCGCAGCTCTGCACAGAGGAAACCGCTATAAAATCACGTTTCGTAGCGAAGCGGACAACGCATTGCACAACGCTCTCTGCTACCGCTTCGATGGCGAATACTATCCGCTTTACCTCTACATTGACGGCAAGACGAAGAAAAGCAGTGAACTGCAATCGTTTAATACGGTTGTTCCAAACGAGTGGATAAAGGCAGTTGTGAAGCACAGGGCACCCGAAAACAGGCACGTAGAACTCGGTAGAGAAGAATGGTGGAATGACTTGGAAATTTACGATAACTTTAAAACGAAACTATTATGATTGACGAAAAGAAAATACAAGAAGCAGCAGGCGGCATGTTTAATGCAGGAAGCTTGATGAATGCTGCCGAACAAATGGCCTTTGAGAGAGGCGTTTATTGGTTCAAGAAATCCCTTTGGCACAGCCAGGATGAAATACCAGAAGATGGAAGGATAATTCTTGTAAAGGGATGGTATGATTGCAAAAGGTCAGGAGATTATATCATAATTAATACTACCGAAGATATAAACTACAGTGATGTTGATCCTGATAGAAAGTATCAATGGGAATGCTTTTGTAGTCATGCTGGAACACCTATTACATGGTGTTACATAGAGGACTTGCTGCCGAAAGGAGGTAAGAAATGAAATTCGTAAACCAGCTTTATTATTTGCTATCAGCATATGATGCTATTCCAGACGGAGTAGCCTCCCCAAAGGATTACGGTCAAGCACTTCAAAACTCAAATAAAAGAAGAAAGAAATGAGCTACAAATCAAGAATGAAATGTGACGTACGTCACATTATAAGCTGCGGTCTTTGCTCTCAGATGTTTAATTGCCCTTATGACAAAGAAGATGAAAGAGTAGTATTTACAAAAGAACACACAGGAAAATGATTAAAGCTAAATACCGCGAGTGTAAAGCTTTTTGCTTTGCTAACAAAAAACATTGGCAGTTTTTTGCACTGCCGACTATCGGCGCATCACGCCATGATGATAGAGTAACAGTAGGTTTTATCTGGCTGTTTTTCTCAGTTTATCTACGAATCGCATTAAATACTCAAAAGAATGATTAAACCAGAAGACTTAAGAATAGGCGACCTTGTAAGAGCAAGCCACGATTGCGCATTTCCGAAAGGCACAAGGTGCGTTGTTACCAATATACGTCCCAAGAAAGCCTTAAAAGATAAAAAAGGTGTCGTCAGTCTAAGCGCTATCTATGATGACGACGACGGACCTTGGGGAGCTTGGGGTTGTAATATCGAAGGCATACCCCTCACTCCCGAACTCCTCAAAAAGAACAACTTTAAAGAAGAGCAGCACCAAAAGGAAGGCACTTCGGAATGGTACGACTTCTATCATTACGACCTCGGCATTAATATCGTGTATGAGGTCGAAGGAAATAAGTTTGCTGCCTATCTTGACGGCAAAAAGTTACGAGAAATACAATACGCTCACGAACTCCAACACATCCTTTGGGCACTGGGGTTGAACGCAGAACTTAAAATATAAACAAATGAAACATTACACAGGTACGAAAACAGTGAAGGCTATGCCTATGACAATGGGCGAAGCCTACGAGCGCAAGCTCTTGAAAGAGGGTGTAAGACCCTCTGAGTGTGAAACAGACAAGGCTGGCTACCTCGTTGAGTACGAGGACGGCTATCAGTCGTGGTCGCCAGCAGATGTATTCGATAAGGCTTACAAGCCGTCCGAAACGTTCGTCTACAGAATGGCTCTTGAACTCGAAGACCTTGAAAAACGCATGAATAAATGCGATAACTTTCTTTATTCGGATGAGTTCAGTGCTTTAGACGCACTTTCTCGTGCTTTGTTGACTGTGCAAAGAGGGGTGATGGGGCAATATTACTTTGTCTTGGCAGACAGATTTATAAAGGCAAATAAGATGAAAGCTAAGCTGTCCAATTTTACATTCGGCACGGCATTACTTTATCTTAAAGCAGGCATGGCTGTCCGCAGAGCTGGTTGGAATGGCAAAGGTTTATTTGTTGTCAAGCAAGTACCTGCTCGTATTTCAGCCGACATTATCCCTAACATGCAGTCACTTCCTCAGTCTGCCAAAGACATCATTATGGCACGTGCTGAACCACACATCGCTTACACCAATCAGATGCTCATAATTCACCCAGACGGACGTGCCGACTCTTGGGTTCCGTCTTCGAGTGATGTATTTGCAGAGGACTGGGAGTTGGTAACTGAGTAGATGACACTTATAAATAAACGAAAATGAAAACATATAAATGGAAAATCACCGCTTTTGTGGTGTGGGTTGTCATAACGCTCATTGTTGTCAGCGTTGCGCTGAGAGGCGTAAGCAAGGCAGATACAGCAACAAATCTGATTAGCGTAGCAATCCTTTTATTTTGGACGCTTTTGTCCTTTGCAACGAATTGTTTCACTTTTAAAAATAATAAAAACAATGAGTAAAATTAAATCAATGTGTATGTTTGTGCTGCTTATGACAGCATTGTGTTTAACCTCTTGTAGCGAGCGTATCGACGCTGGTTCTGAAGGCATTCTCGTCAACCTTTACGGTTCAGACAAGGGCGTTGATGACGTAAGTCTCGTTACCGGTCGTGTGTGGTACAATCCATTTACAGAAGAGGTCTATGAGTACCCGACATTCGTACAGACAATCGACTATCCTGCTTTTACCATCAACGCCAAGGATGGTTCTGAGTTTACCGTTGATCCGACGGTATCTCTCAAGATGATCGACGGCAATGCGCCGAAAGTGTTCAAGAAGTACCGCAAGGAACTGAACGACATCATAAATGGTACATTATTCAACTATGTCAAAGATGCGTTCCGTATTCAGCTCAACAAGTACACTACCGATCAGATTGTCAGCAACCGTGATATGGTAGAGCGTGCTATTGAATCACAGCTTAGTAAGGCACTTGCCAAAGAGCACTTCCAGCTTGAACAGCTTACGTCTGGTCTCAAATATCCAAACTCCATCGTTGAAGCCGTCAACCAGAAGAACAAAGCTATTCAGGAGGCACAGCGAGCACTCAACGAAGTGGCTGTAAAGAAGGCTGAAGCAGAAAAGATGCTTGTACAGGCACGTGCCGAACGAGAGGCTAATGAACTTAAATCCGCAACACTTACTCCAGCAATTCTCAAAAAAATGTGGATTGAGAAGTGGGATGGTAAGCTTCCCGTTTATGGAAACGTGCCGCAGATTATGATGACCAAGTAATTAATAACTTCTCTCCCCAGTGACAGTGGGAAGAGAAGTTAGTAATCATAAGACAATGAATAAAGAAAAAGCTATCGAGAAAATACAATATGCTGTAATGCAAGTAGCTTCTGTATATGCATGTTCTGCTATCTTTGATGAAAAGACAAAGGTAATAGAAGGCAGACAGAAAGAACTTGAAAAAGCGATTGTCAATTTGCATGATGCACTTAAAGAGTTGGAGGATTGAGTATGACAAAATTTAAAGTTATTAGATATTGGGACACGTATCCCGATGGAGTTGCTGCAATTTGTAATACAGAGGAAGAGGCAGAAAAGATATGTAGTAAATATCGTATAAGCCGCAAGCCTATGTACGACTATTTAGTCCGAAAGGAGGGTGAATAATGACCAGAGAAGAGTTGAGAAATAATTATGGAAATGAAATATGCGAGTTATGCTGCCGAGAGTATTTTACCAACAGAGCATATCCAGAGACGCTTTGTGAAGGTCGTTATTGCGAGGATGCAGAAGATAGTTTCGCAGATGAACATAATATAGAACTGGAGAATTAATATGACAGAAGAAGAAATTTGGAAATCTATTCCAGGTTGGGAAGGACTATATGTTGTAAGCAATCTTGCAAGGGTAAAACACCTTCCATACACAAAAGGAAAAGGTAAACATGTTTATAGCGAAACCATTTTAAAGCCTTATAAAAATAATAGCGGTTATTATATGGTCGCATTGTTTACAAACAACAAACAAAAGAACATGTTACTTCATAGAGCAGTCGCGATGGCTTTTATTCCCAACCCAAATAATTTGCCATTTGTGAACCATAAAGATAGCAATCGTTTAAATTGTGTTGTTGAAAATTTGGAATGGTGCAATAGGTCGTATAACATAAAGTATTCTTATGACAACAACAATAGAAGAGCAATGATGAATTGGCGAAAGGGAGCAAGTAATGCAAACGCTAAACCGATTATCCAATTATCTAAAGAAAGTAAGTTTATCAAAAGATTTGGGTGTATAATGGATGCCGAAAGGGAGACGGGAATACTTAATAGTAGCATCGTGTCTTGTCTAAAAGGTCATCAAAAAACAGCAGGAGGTTATAAATGGGAATACGTGATATAAAGTTCAAAGGCAAGCGTCTCGACAATGACGAGTGGATGTATGGCGACTTAACACACCTCGTAGATGGTGTGTACATAAGCAACGACCACGGAAGCAACATGGCGCGAGTCTATCCCGATACGGTCGGGCAGTACACCGGCTATGTAGGCAAAAACGACAAGGAGATATATGAGGGTGATGTTATCCATATCGGACCAGATTATTATGTTGTGATATGGGTGGAAGATTTAGGAGGCTTCTACCTGAAAGTGGATTATGCAAAATTACCTTGTACCAGTCCTTTAGGTGCAATGTTGTGCCGTTTCGACTTTGAGGTTATCGGCAATATTAACGACGACCAGAAAGGAGGCTGATATGCAGGAAACGAAAATAACATTTAAGGTTCAAGTGACGTACGATGAGAGTCGTGTCATAATCACAGAACTGGCAATGACGCAGCCTATAAGTTTCGGTGTTGCCGCAGGTATCTTTAGAAGCCTTGCAGACTTTGAGGAAGAATGGAATGAGGAACATGACATAGAATTCAAAGAGCTATGACACAAGAAGAAGAGAATCAGCACATAAAGAAACTGAAAGACGCAGGATTAGACTGCGGTAGCAGCTTGTCAATACGCGAAACTATACAGCTCTTGAAACTCTCAAAAGGAGAAACACGGAAAATTTAATAAAAACAAGCAACAATGAAACAGGCAGATTACATCAGACTGACGGCACAGATTGCCGTGCTGAAAGAAATTGCCGTTGATTACAGCGGCAAGACGATAGACAACATCATACAACAGCTGGAAGCAATTAAGAAGGAGGTGACGGATGAAGATTAGAAAAAACAAAGAAGCGTTACAAAACCATGTTTCGGACGCAGTATTGCTGCACTAAAGTAAAGTTTAAAAAGATAAGTACATCAATCGAAACATGGCCACTCCCATACGGCGTATTTGTTACGTACGAGGTGCGTACGTGGTATCGTAAAAGAGAACTAACAACTCGATACGTGCGCATAAGAATTGCGCAGTTAAAAGTAAAATATCACTCAAAATCAAATAACAATTAACAATGGAAATACTCAAAGAAATCAAAGTTCCTACAGGTGAAATCTACACCGCAAAAGGAGACAAAGGCGTGTTGGAGTTTCTGACAGTAGCCGACTACGGAAAAGATGCAAATATCAAAGCCGACTTCCTCGGCATAACAAGAGAGCTGAATGGAGTGCCGAACGGAACGCCGATGCCACTAACCGAAAAATGGGTAATAACAATCTCTACCCAGTACGGCTGCTCGATGAACTGCAAGTTCTGCGACGTGCCGAAAGTCGGACCGGGACGCAACGTAACACTGAACGACCTGCGCAACGAGATAACAACGGCGTTAAGTATGCACCCAGAGATTAACTATACCAAACGCCTTAACGTACACTATGCACGCATGGGCGAGCCGACATGGAACGAGGCTGTAATCGAGCACGCGCGTTTCTTCTTGCGCGATGATATTACCCCTTACATCGGAAATTCGCTTGTGCATCCTGTAGTAAGCACGATGCTTCCGAAGCATAATCGAGGCTTAAAAGACTTCATTCGTGAATGGGTTAGGGTAAAGAATCTCGACTACAACGGAAACGCAGGCTTGCAGTTCTCCATAAACTCTACTGACGATGCACAGCGAGAATATCTATTCTCGGGTAACGCCTTGCCATTGAGAGATATTGCAGAACTTGCTGACACTCTCGTATCTCCGTGGGGTCGCAAGTACGCTCTTAACTTCGCGCTTGCTGACGACTCTATTATTGACGGCAAGGTACTTGCTTCGATGTTTGACCCACGCAAGTTCATGTGTAAGATTACACCGCTCCACCGAACAAACAGCTGCGAAGCCAACCATATTCAGACAAGTGGAGGTTACGACTCGTTTGTGCCGTACAAGAAAGTGGAAGAGGATTTGAAGGCAAACGGATTCGATGTAATCGTCTTTGTTCCGTCGTATGACGAGGACAACGGACTGATTACTTGTGGCAATGCAATCCTGTCAGGCAAGAAGCCGACATCAAGCTACAAAGAAGTGGTATTTTAATCTGATAAACAAAATGAGCAAAAAGAAAATATACATATCATCACCGATTACCGGCTATAACCTCAACGAGCGACACAAGTTCTTCGCTCAGATTGAGAAAGAACTGACAATTCTCGGCTACAAGGCAGTCAATCCCATGAGCAAACCTTTGTCCGACTCTGCGCCGTATACGGAGCACATGAAAGAGGACTTACGCCTGCTCCTCGGCTGCGACGGCATTGTTGTACCGAACCGATGGCGTTGCTCAAAAGGCTGTGAAACGGAACGTCGCGTGGCGGACGCTTGCGGAATACCTGTCGTAGGCGTGATAGGTGAAGCGCACGATTTGCAAATCTTAAACGCGATATAAGCATGAGCACAAGTCAGTTAATAAGCCGCACTCCGAGAAGGGCGTATATTATCGCGCCAAGTGTAAAGCAGAAAGAGGAAATACTAAAGAGCATTGACCGCTATTGTTCGCTGTATTACATCACAATGGGTTCTGCATACAACATTGCCCAAACAGCGATGATAGACGCTTACAACGCGATTAAAGAGGACAAAAAAATATACCGTCAGCAGACAAAGCAAAGCATCAACAAGGCTCTTGCTGCATACAACACATGGGATGCGAAGATGCGCTTTGTCCTCGCCGACCGCTATCAGCTTTGGCTTGACCTATCCGATGCGTCGGAAGCGGAACTGAAACCGCTCGTCACAACACTCTATTACTGCATCGACAACTACTTCTTGAAGAATAAGGTGCCGAAAAGCAAGATAATCGCCCGTATGGAGACGGCAATGGTGCTGATAGATATTGCGGTAAACCTATTTAAGAACTTGTTTGATAACATCCAAAAGAAAATCGGCAAGGACTTGCGACCGATGTTCAGTGATGGCAACGCACTGGAGTTGCAACAAAATTGGAACAATGCCATGCAATCCGTCATAAACTCGGTACCAGGAATGCCCGACGTTGACATCAACGATGATGCGGACAGCGTTCAGGCAGCAAAGAATATCGTAATGAAGATCTCGAACGAGAACATCTACGACCGCGCAGGAGAGTATGCGTTGCAGGTGAACCCCGAATATAAACCAGAGGATTACGGAGAATAGGTTAATACCAACCGCGCACGGACAGCAGGAGTAAAATCTTGCTGTCCGTGCGCGGTTTTTTGTCATTTGTCTTGCAACGTAAATGCCCGACCATACAGCAGCATCGTAAGAATAATCAGCGTGTAGTCCGCAATCTTTGTTGCTTCGGAAATACACAGCGTGCCGTGCCCAAGCCTTATCAGAATAACTCCTGCAAGATATAGGAACGGTATTCGCCACACCCAGCCGAATTTGAAAAGAAAACTTGCTGGCAGTAAAACGGCAGGCAGCACAACATACGCAAGCGCATATACTGACGCAACCAAAACGGCGTTCTCGTTCATAACCAAACCCATTGACGCAGTGTTATGGTGAAACCAATACACGCCGAACCAGTGTAAAACCATAAGGAGTATAGGTATCGCTCTTATGCCGATTCTGTAAAACCAAAACAGCTTTTCGGCAAGCGTATTTGTCTGTATTGTTTTCATACCGCTAAATTTATCTTACGTGATTAATATATTCTTTAATTCGGCAATATCATCTGTGGTAATGGCTATACTCTTGTTGCTGCCAAACAACAAGGCAGAGATAATACCATCAGGCATATCAATAGAGATACATCCATCGCCTATTGTGCCATGAAGAACCCCAATATCAAAAGGCTTTTTCTCCATCGCTTTCAGTATTTGCATCGCGTCATCGAAAACAGATTCCGCATCAACAACCCCATTTTCATCAGCGACAAACAGGGATAGATTGTCAATTTTCTCTTCCCATTTTTCCTTGTTCCGACAAACGATATTGTGCGCTGCTCGCTTCATATACACAGAAGGTATAGCAAGCGACGGATTGCCTTTTATCATGTCGTCAATTCTTGCGTCTATCCAGGTTTCTATTGACGGTGCAAGACGTTCTTTCAGTTTTTGTAAGTTCATTTCTTGTTCCCTCCCTTCTTCGCTCCTTGAACCATAGCGAGATATTCCTGCCAAGTCTTATCACTATGGTTTGTCATATAATCGTTAAGCATAGCTGATTTTTGTTCCTCTGCTTGTGCTACTTCTTTTCTCAGTCGTTGCATCAAAGATAGATGTTTCTTCAATGCTTCCTGTCCTTGCTGAGTGCTTTCAATACGAGGACGTATGATCCGCAATTCCTCGTCTTGCACCAGCTTAGACACATATTGCAAGCTGTCAACGTACTCCTGATTCTGCATCAAGTACTGACGTTGTGCGCCCGTAAGATTGTCTTCAATCTTGTCAATCTCATCCCATAAAGGGGTGGAAGACTGCTGTGCTTGCATATTGATAGATGCTCGCTTCTGCTGTATTGCCTCATACATCTTCTGTAGCTCGGCATCCATCATCTGCGGCTGCTGCTGCTGATTTGTGCCCATATCAAGCAAAGGGCTGTTTCCAAAATTCATCATAATCAATATCTTTAAGTTGGTGATATATTTTAGAGAGGTGAGAGGGCATCCACCAACGAGGGCAAACACCCTTCACCAACTCATTTCTTTTTAGTCCTTTTTACAGACTTCCTTGCTGCTCTGTTACGCTCCTGTACTGGGAGTGGAGGGAGCGGTGCAATTACAGCCGTAGCTGCCGTAGCCCGAAATTACTGGCGTAGATGGGAGTACCAACTGACCACGAAGACAGTTACATGTCTTCTCGTTCACGTAAGCCATCATCAGCTTCTCCTTGTAAGGAGTAAGAGCCTCCATCACGGCCACCTTCTTGTCGAGGTCACAATACTTTGCTTGCAACGCATCGTACTGGTCTCTCTGATTCTTGTACAGACCGAAGTCCGCATCAATCTGAGACTTGTAAAGACCGAACTCAGCCTGCATTGCACGGCGGTTCTCAGCGTTGATAGCATCTGTAGCACCCTTGTACATAGAGAACTTCTCTGCGATGTCAGTCTCACGCATAGCGTAGAACTTGTTAGCGGTGTCGAGCTTTAAACCGAACATGTCGGTAAGCAGCTTCACCTCATCAGCGCATTCCTTCTCCATTACCTGCAAGGCGGTTGGCTGATTTGAGCTTGAGTTAGCTCCGTAAGTGTTGATGTTTACATTCTCAGGCATATTGCTGCCACCGAGTGAACCAAACACATTGCGATTACCGCCAAACAACCAAGCACCAAGACCGAGTGCAGTTCCTGCTATTCCTAAGCCCAAGCCCGTTCCAGCGATACCTTTAGAAGCATACTCATCGTGCTTCTTCCCCTCTTCGTAGATTTTCTTCTCTACTACTTTTGCATCTGTCATTTCCATAATACAATCTTTTGAAATCCTCAATATTAACTAACACTATTTCGTAACGTTACACCGCAAAGTTAGTGTGTTGCGGCGGATAATGCCATAACACGCTCAAAGATTTTGTATTACGCTGATAATCAGACATATAAGGTGATAGTCGGTACTATCACATAGCAAACCATTCTTTCCAGTGTTTAAAGAATTGGAAAGAAATGGAAACAAAAAAAAGAGAAGCCTCTTTACTTGCCTCTCTTGTGTTTTATGAAGTGAAGAATGTCCCACTTCTTCCAGTATCGTGTGTGTCCGCGCTTCTTGCACTCGCCGTTCGGTATTTCTCCGCGCTTAACCATTCTGTTGAGTGTTGCATCGCTGACGCTAAGCCTGTCCTTTACTTCCTCTGCGCTCATCATCGGGTTGAGCATATTTGGAAGTATGTCCTGGCAGAGCGTTTCGATATCTTCATCAGACATTCCACAAGCTGTTACCTTTTCTCCATTCTTCTGTTGCTCCCATGCCTTCATACAACTCTCATACAGAGATTTCAGAATGAGAGCCAAGGTGTAATAATTAAATACATTTCTTTTCATAGTCTTTTTGATTTATAAGAAAATCTTTTTACCTATCCTTGTTCTTGTTAAAAACCAGTCAATCGCCCAATACAGGTAGAATACGCCGGTCATAACAATTACAGACAAACACGACATCGTCATTTCTTTCGTAGTGTACCAAGACCAATAGGTTAAATGTATCGCATTAACACCGAAATAGTAGAAAAATGGAATCCTGTATACCCAACATAGCCAGAAAAATCTACTAAACAGTATAAGCACCATAGGTAGCACGTACAGTAACACATATATAAATGTGTAACTCGGCCAGTGTTCGGAATGTACTATAAACATTTCTCTCGGATTTTGTGAAAAATCCCACATAGCAAAACTATGCCATATCATTATACATATAGGGAGCCATTTAGTTATCCACTTAATAAATTTCAACAATCTTTTAGAATAACTGTTTCCACTCATTATCAACAGCGAGATTACCTCGCTCACGTCCATTCCATCTAAGACAGAAAGGAGCATCTTTTTCTTTTCATCTGTCATAATCGTTAAGTTTAAAATCTGACATTGTGCAAATGTAGTAAAAAATATCAAAATGCTATTAATATATTTGTTAATATTTTAAGTTGGTAAGCATATTTTAATTTACATTGCAATTTGTTGTGTAAAAAACAGAATATTATTACAGATTGAAAATAAAAAAGCCTTGCTTATCTATCACAGACAAACAAGGCTCACCTGAAACAAATCTATCAACCTTAAATTAAAAAAAACTAACAACTAACCAATTTAAACATATTATGTTTCTCTGTGTATCAGCCAAAGCAGCAGCGAGATTAAACATAGTACAACCGCTCCGACCGCTATCTTGCCTGCGAACATCTGCGTCCGCTCCCACCATGTCGCCTTACGCTCAACTGGCACCGGCACTGGAATAGAGTCCGCTCGCAGGATAGACTTGTATATCGTGTCCGTCTTCACGCTCACTCTATCACGCCATTTGTACACATTCTTTGTCTTATATATCGTATCTCCTATCATGTAGCTCTCGACATATATAGAGTCATGTACGCGGAACGTATCGGCTTTGTAGTTGGTCTTGTACAGCGTGTCCGTCTTGTTAATCACTCGCTCCAACACAACAGGCTTCGGAGTTGTGCAGCTCGTTACCACAAGCAGGAGCAGATGCAGCATAGAGCCGACGATGATAGTGAAGCCGTAGCGACAAATATCGTCCCACTCAATACCCGGTAGCTTATAACGCTTCCATTGATAAACCTCACGCAGCACCATTACGGGCAGCGCAAGAACGCCTACGAACACCGAAGCCAAAAACCAACCGATTGTGCCCTGTCTGTTGCGCACGTTCTCGTCACAGTCCTCATCGAGCGCATCGAGCTTGTCTGCCTTGTAGAAAATAAAGAGCGTTGTCGCTCCCAAGATGATGCAGTTCAGTAGCATCAGAATTTCTCTTATATCCACATCCGTTAATTTTTATTGTTATCCACTGCATCCTCCACCGCTTCGCCGATATCTTTATTCTTGCTCTTGATGAGCGAGATAATAAACCGCTTGATGGAGAATGTATTCTTAATTCCGTGCAGTGCACATACGTGTCCTACGATGCTGTCAATCTCCCAGATGCACCCGAAGCCTAAGCCGATAGCCGCTGTTGTTACGTGGTTTGCCCAGCCCAGCGGTTCGAAGATAGCCAAGCCGAGTACCGAGCCGAGTATGAGGTATGTAACGTAGTCTACCGCCTTATTGCACGTTCTGCGCCCAGCTCGCGAAAAGCGGAAGTGCTCATGCTTTTTTAGACTCTCCGAAACGCCGAACCAAAAATCGGCGACGATGAGGACGACAATAAGAACGAGCATCCAACGTAAATCAAACAGAGCGGTAAGCGCTTCCGTGCTCATGGTACCGACCACGAAAGCCTTGCCTGTACTTGTAGTGATATTTCCTGCCATCTCCATTGTGTTTACTCGATTGTTATCCAGATCTGTTCTCCTCTCTCGTCCGCAGCCTTCAGCTTCGCGTACACCTTACGGAACGTTGCCGTTGAGTTGAGCACCTTGCCCCTCTCCTTATTCTCACCGACAAGGATGCAGCCCTCCGTGTCCTTCGCCGTGTTGCCGCAGTTACCTATAATCATAGGACGCTTGTTTTTTCTTACGACAAGAGTTGTGTTTGCATTGCTTAGACACCATACTTTGCCCTCATAGTCTTCTTTATAGTATGAGTATGGCTCAGGCGTTACCTCCGATTGTTCCTCGTACAGCACTATAGCGTAGCAAAATTTTGAGTTTTCATTCTTTATGTATGAGCGCATCCCACACATTGTCGCCATAGCCTGCAAAGTGTCGAGTGTTCGCATATTTGTAGAACTAATGGTCATATTTTTATTGTTGCGCAAATAGTTCTCATACCTTCCATCAAAGAACAAATACTCTAAGAGAAGGTCTTTTATGTCCTCACTTCTAAGGTTGAGCAATTCCATAGGTAGCTCTTTTGTGTTACACATATATCGGCACGGATTCATTACTTCGGCAATTTCGTTAGACAAAACTCTGTCAAGAATAATGTGTGTTTTACGCTCTTTGTCGACGCGCATCTTACAAGTTCCTCCTGCCTGCTCCACCAGCTCTACTACTCGCTTTATTTTTCGCTCTTTTGTAAAATGAAATCTAACTTGCGAGCTCTCTGCACTCCAGTTTATTATATATCCGTCAGCCTGTGTTGCCATAATGAGGTAATAAAAAGCCTTTTGTTGTGCCGTCAACGCCTCACCATCATGTTTTGCTGCGACCTTAAACTTTACAGCATTTTTTGGCAAATCTTTAGCCATGCGGAAACCCCATTCGTGTGTGCTGTTATTTTTCTTGTTTCCTACATACATTCTATGTTCGTCTGTTACAGAATAACAAACTCTTCGTCCGTCACAGCAATAAAGCTTACCATTATAGTCGCGCTCGATAAAGCGGTTAATGTCTACCAACTCTATCTTCCCGTTGTCTACATTGTATGAGTAACATCGGCTTGCCGGCGATGCCTTAAAGTCTTTCAAGTTCTGCCATCCAAGTTCCGTTAATACCTCCATATCGGGCGTTAGGCAGTGTATCAGCACGCCCTGGTAGCCAGGCGTATTGCACACCCTTGGCAGTCTACCTTTGCAGAACTGATACTGTGCCCGACCTCCGAAGCGTGGCGATACCGTCTTCATGTCTACGAGGTATCTGCCTGTAGGTATGGCGGTTTCGCCTTTAATCTTCACTCCGCATATCTGCGCCACCGACATCTTTGAGGTCAGTCCTCGGTCTGTGTCTTCGAGCGTGTCGCAGACGTATTCTCCACCGACGTACATCTTGCCGATAGTGTACGCCTCTTTTCTTGCAATTCTTCTTACTTTGATTTCCATGATATTTTTATGTTTAGATGAATAATGTTACCACAATATTAAGTATTGCGCAGCATTCCATGATAAGCAACCAATAGCAACGCTTCCAGATGCAGAGCGCAGCAGCAAGCACTCCGAACAGAACGGTGGGCAGAGCACTAATGCTGCACGCCCATGCTACGCTTGATATTGCCGCCGTGATAGCTCCGCACTTGTGTATCGTGCGCTCGCCCTCGTCGAGATATGCAGGAGCTGCGCCCACGAATATGATGCCCACGCAGGATAGGAATGCCATGCACTCCAAGCCGCCTGCCTCAAGCATGAGCGGCAAGAACGACGCTCCGAGCGACGCCATGAGCGCAGGGAAGAGCCAGTCCTTGTCTGCGAGATAGTACACCTCCGAGAGCATGGTGGGCACTCGCTTTGTCACGCAGCAGCCGAAGACGTACAGCGCGAGAGCTATGAGTATAATGATAGCCAATATCATCATGCTACACCTCCATTCTAAGCTGCGCAGGATAGCCTGCCTTGATGTCGTACTTCTCCACCTCCTCGATGGTAGTCAGCTCGCTCACTGCCTTCTTGTGTGCCGCTGTCACGTTGAAACACTCTAAGGCATACATTTCAAGCGCAGAGAGTAATTGTATCGCAGTGTCGCAGGGCACGTCCATCTTGCTTTCGCCGAGCCATAAAGTCGTTGTAGGCTGTCCCATCGCCTTTGTGATGCTGGTGGAGTTCATTAGACCTACGCGTGTCGCCTTGTCGAGCCACACCGTTGCGCCGTTCAGCACAAAGCCGTTGACGGCAGAGGAGGTGTCGTAGGCGTCTATCTCCGCTATCTTCTGCGCCTTCGCCGTAGCGAGTTCGGACGCTGCGAGCTTTGCCTTAAACACCTCGTACGCAGCCATAACCTCGCCTTGCGTGTATTCACCGCTTCGTACAGAGCACTCCCAACACTCGTATGCGTTCATCTCGGCGTTCAACCGCTCGTCGAGGTGATAAATCGTCAAGCCTCCTAACGCATATTCCTTTTTGAACAAATCCGCAGGAATGAACGTGCGGACAAAACCAATCGTTTTCTTCATAGTCTATTTGTATTTGTTGTTAATTTTAATCTTTGTCATATTGACGCAATATATTCTATCCTTGTGCGGCATCATACGCCACGCCTTTTGTCTTATGTTGTATGTATTGCGGTGCGCAAGCAAGCCGAACAGGCTGTTAATGCGATTAACGTATCCTGCAAGTTCTTCGCCTTGCGGATTTTCTTTTGCACCAAACTTGTCTATCGTCTGGTAAAGATGTCCTACCGTTCTCCTGTTTGGAAGCAACCGCCCCCTGTCTTATCATTGTTCCTGTAAACCTTACACCCGAACCTGCTCGTTGCAGGCTTGTTTTTCGTGGGTGTAGTGTCAACCCAAGCTCAGTGTGTAGATATTCTCGCGCCCATTGCAACACGGTGTGCAACAAACATCTGTCGGGATGTATCGCAACAAAATCATCCACATACCTACCATAGCCGCCACGACTTCCAAGTCTGCTAATCACTTCTCGATCGAAGTCGGCAAGCAGGAGGTTGGCAAGCATCTGACTGGGGAGATTACCTATTGGTAGTCCTTTGCCCTCTCCGCAGGTGAACAGAGATTTGTTCTTCGGCAGTCTATCCCACAGAGTCAGGTCGCCCACCTTGACGCAGTTCTTTGTGGGGTCGTGCAGTATAACAGATTTCCACAGCCACAGCCACCATTCTATATCGTCACCATCATACCTCTCTCTTATCGTGTGTTCGAGAAGTCTGTACAGAAGCATACGGTCGATGCTCATAAAGAAGCCTTGCAGGTCACACTTCAATACCCACGCCTCACGCTTGTAGCTGTCAGCTACACGTTCTATTTGCGTCCGAACATCATTAATGCCGTAGTCCGTGCCCTTACCCTTGCGGCAGGCATAGGCTCTGTCCGTCAGTTCTCTGTCGAGTATATCGCCGAACTTCAAAGCGAGCAAATGATGCACTATGCGGTCACGAAACTTGGCGCAGAACACTTCCCTCAATACAGGCTTGGTGACACAGAAGGCTTTGCTCTCGCCTATCGTGTATGTCATACTGTTCAACTCCTTATAAAGGATATAGTTCTCGGCAATGTATTTTGTTGCGTATTCCATACAACTCTCGCTTGAACCTTTATGTTTACAACAGTCCCTGTACGCCTCGTAGACAAAATCGAGTGTAATATATTCCCTCACTTCGTATTTGTATCGTTAAGATTGGCATACACGGAGAGTATCGTCACGCACATACAATCGAAGACTGGCAGAGCCATGTTGCTGTTCGACTTGGCGTTGTTGTTCGGACTGGAACTAAAGCTCCAAGCGTTCGTGGCATTGTTCTGCGTTCTCGGCGTTATCTCCTTTCGGTCTGAACACTTCTCCCTTGTCAAGAGTTGCGTGTCAACGCCCCTTGTCACATTCGTGACGGCTCTCCCGTGTTGTTCACACTCCACGGTTCTCACCTTTGCGATTTCGCTCAGTCTTCCGCCAACCGTACGCCTCCTTCAGCACCTTGTCCACTTGATGGTTAAGGTTGGTCGCGGTCTTGACGGGCAAGAAGTCCGCGTCCGTAAAGAGGTTGATTCTCGACTTGACTTCCGACATAAGCAGGATATATTCATGCAAGTTTTCTTCCCTGTTCTCGAAGCTCTCATTAACGCGCCTTACGACATCGAGAGCCGTACAAGCCTTGCTGATAGCCGTCTCGTATGCACCATACCTAATGATGCGGCTTACGTTCTTGCTGTATTGCAGTAGGAGCTTGCAGAGCAGATATGTATCCTTGTAGATAAACAAAGTCTCCGTGTATGCCATTTTGTTTTGAATTATTATTGTTGCTCATTCTCCGCCTGCGTGCCGCTTGACGCTCGCTGCGCTCGCGGAGAGATAAAGAGATAAAGAGATTAGCAAGCGAAGACTGGCAGAGCCATGAGGCTGGTCGACTTGGCGAATTTGGTCGGACTGGAACTAAAGCTCCAAGCGCTCGCGGCACTGCCCTGCGTCGATGTCCATTCCCATTGTGAGAAAAGCGGACTAAACAGCTTTGCATTGGTGCCGCATACAACCTTTACAACCTCATCCACAATAGGTGCATTCGCGTTTGCTTCAAACATTTGCCCAATCGCCGAAATAAAACCGTGCAGCTGAACGCCTGCCAAGTCCACCGTCTGCTCATAAGCATAGGCAAACAGAGGGACTGACAATCCGCGCTCTTCCGCTTCTTCGCGTATTAATCTCGATGATTTTGCACCATTGTAGTACAGCGCGTCTTTAACGTCATTGCCGTTAAGAGGGATGTTGTTAAATTGAATGTTCTGTGTACACCACTGCTTATTCGGATAGCCCTGTTGCAAGGCTGCTGGCGAGAAGCCGAAACAGTTGTTGCCATTGATGAGGTTCTGCGTCACGAGCTTTATGAGCACCGCCTCCTCTGCGGTCTTGCCCGCCGCCTGCCATTCGTCCGCTGTATATTGCGCTCCTGTAGCATCGAGAACAAACACGCCCGACGCAGCAGGGTAGTAATGGAAGTATATATTGTGTTCTTCTATATCCGCCACGTTATTCTTCTCATATACACCGCGAAAAGCGTAATAGCCGTCTCTCTGGGCAGCAGTAATCCTGTATTCCTTGTTGTATGGCACGCGGAACGTCACCTGTCCCTTGCTGTCGGTTTCGGTTGTTACGGTGTCGCCGTTTGTGACAGCGCAGGTCACTGCCACGCCCTCAAACGGACTTACCTTTCCGTTCTCCGCCTTGTCTATCGTTACTATCACAGAGGCTTGCTCGTCGCTTATCGGCTTATACTCCACGTTTATGTCGCGTACTCTCAGTGCGGCGGTATAGGTAAGAGAGGGAAGCGGGTCACAGCCTTTTAGCTCCTGAAAAGCTATTCTGTACATCGTTCCTCTCGGAATTGCGAACGACACCTTGCCGTCGGCATCCGTAGTGTACTTTGTGAATGCCGAAGAGCCATTAAGGAAGACGTTCACTGCTACGCCTTTTACGCTTACTCCTGCAACAGATGTCGTAATGGTAATATTCACTCGTTCCTCCAAGTCCCACTGCTCGAAGTCAAGAGTGCTGACATCGCCATTTCTATCGGTCACTACGAGCACGTTGCCCCTTAGCTCTGCGTTTACTCTCTCTGCTTCTGTAGTCGCAACCATAGCTTTCTTGGCTGTCTCTGTTGCCACGGCTGCTGCGTCAGTGGCGGTTTTGGCGGCAGAAGACGTGTTGGATATTGCTTCGGACACACGCTTTTCACGCTCGGCATCAGCTTTTTCTCGCTCCACCTCTGCGTTCTGACGAGCTGCTTCTGTTGCTTCTCTCGCAGTTTCTTGACGTATGCGCTCGGTTTCTGACTCCTGACGTACGCCTTCTTCGCGATTACGTGCCAGCTCCGCTTCAGCACGCTGTCCCTCGGCTTCCGTGCGCTTACTCTCTGCTGCGTTCGCCTTGTCGGTTGCCGTGTTCGCTGCTCCTGCTGCGGTGTTCGCCTTACTTACAGCCGTGTCTACGTTCGCAGAAAGCTCAGTGAAGGTAGTCGTTCTCAGCTTCTCTGCTGCGACGCGTGCGGCTTCGTTTGCCGTGCGTGTCTTTTCGGCTTCTGCACGCTCGCTCTCAGCATTGACACGCTGCGCTTCCGCCGCTTTTCGAGCGTCCTCGTTGCTCACACGTTCTGCTTCCGCCGCCTGGCGAGTCTTCTCGTTCTCGCTGCGCTTGCTTTCCTCTGACACACGCAAGGCTTCCGCTGCCACTCGCTGCTGCTCCGCAGAAGTACGTCCGTCCTCGTTGGCTTTGAGCGTTGCGTCTGTCTGCTTTACCGTTTCTACAGCCGTATTAGCGTCGTTGATTAACTGCGTCAGCTCAGCCGCGGGGGGCAAGAAAACGAGTGCCGTGTCCATCTCCACGGAGTCCTCGCCCTCAATAAGTTCGCCGTTGAACGCCGTATCGCCCGAGGCGTTGTTGTCCACGATGGCGAACTGCTCGTACTCCTTGCTGCGCCAGTCGTTGCCGAATATCTTTCCGCGCACTTCGAGGGCGTATGTGCCCACCGATACGGCATCGCCCTCCACGCGTGCATTGATGATATTGTCCTGCGCAGCGTCGATGCTGTAGGCGAGACTCACACGCCGATACTGGTTCACGATGTTCACTTGGATGTCGGTACACGCAGGAAGCGGAAAAGCCACCTGTTCACCATTGACTATCTTTTTTACGGGTATGCGCAACGTAAAATCATTGCCTCTAACTATTTTCTTCATATTTTTTTTGTTCTATTGTTGCACTTTATATTTAACCATAAATATTTCCATTCCACCCTACGGCAGTTAAGCGGTTGGGGTTAGCTCCACTGGTAGAATTGCCAAAAGTAGTCGTAACCTCGCAAGTCGTGATAAGTCTTTCATTTGAGAAAATTTCATTGACTTTTAGAGCTCCAGTTGAGGTCGTTGTTCCTCTTTTGTTTATTATACCTCCTCCATGTACAACGAATGCAACGTTTGCGCGATTCTTGATTATTAGTGTTTGTCCAACATATTGTAACGCTTCGTCGGTTGACACGCCATGAAGACTATTCAAACTATCGTTAGGATTGTTGAATGGCAATACAAGATCAACCTGCGAGGTTTTAAAGTAATTATTGAAATCACCTTGAAACTCCACGAACGAGCCCGCATTAGTAAAGTCGAATAATACAACGCTTAAGGAAGCTGCGGGTATTCGGTATTGGTCTATGTTCTCTGGTGTAATAATTGTCTTTTTCTTTTTGACAAAACCGCCAAACAGACCTGCGCCAACCTCTAACAAACCTTTCTCATTAACGCTTGCCGTTGTCTCGCCGCTATTATTGCGTATCTCGAACCTATCCGCGGTTGCCGTTATCTTGCCGTTCTCGATGTCTAAGCCCGTGCGCAGTAGCTTTGCAGCAATGCCACTGTCCTCGATAAAACCACTCTTGCCCTCTATCCAATCGGTAGGCGTTGCACCGACCTCCAGCTTCGGCATTGTCACCCACGCCTTACTACCTTGCAAACAACGGATTAAGACAGCATTAGGTATGCCAGTGCCCTCCGAACGCCAGTGTACCCAATAACGCTTCCACTCGCTTGTGAGAGAGAAGCGACGTCCTCCGTCGGCGTTGCTTGTTGTTGTATCGCGCTCGCTGTCCTCGGCGAATATGCTTAGATTAGAACCACTAAACATGTATGCGTCGATGCTGCCGGAACCTTTTGCCATAAACGAGAACATATAGTCCTCATCTTTTTTGATGATAGAGCTAACACTCCATTGCGCCATCTCAATGTATTTGGAGGCAGCGTTTGCATATATTACCGAGCATCCGTTGTTGTACGACTCGTTAGTTACCACTGACGCATCCATTCGTGTCAGGTTGCCAGTCTTATTAAATGTGCGTGTATTGTCGAGCAGGTTGCCCCCGATGTAGTCGTAATCGTCAGGCGATGCGCTCCAACACACAAAGTCCTCCGCAGTACCCTCTATGAGGATAGGGTGGGCGATATACACCTGCTGACTCGCAGTAGATGCGTTAGCCTTTAGACACGCCACGGAAATCCACTCATAAGGAGCGTTCGCTGCAACGGTAAACGTCTTCTGAAACAGATGCCAGCCGTCGCTTGGCGTTATCGTTACGCCGCCTAAATACGCACTGCCGTTAGGACCGGTATATCCACCTGGTCGCGACGTGTCGGTTGCCGAGCTATGCCATATCGTCTCGCCCACAATTTCTACTTTGGCTGACTTCGTGCGAGCCCAAAACGCCAGTGTGTACGTTTTGCCCTTGGTTACATGTATGTTGCGAGAGTTCGCCGCTCCACCCCATTGCGCACCGCCTGCCTTGGCATCGGGCGCGAATATCACATTAGCACCCTCATGCGCCGACGTGCGATATATCTTAGACCTTAGAAGAAAGCAGCCTTCGCCTTGCTTGCGGAACAACGAGCCGACGAGCAGGTTACGTCGCTCGGCAAGAGTGTAGCCTACCTTCATCGCTATCTGTGTAGTGGTCTGCTTTATCTCAGAGCCGGCTGACTCTATCTGCTGGGTTACATCCGTCTTTGTCGGATAGTCCTCCCCCACCTTTAAGAGTATTTGATTTGGCATCTGCTTTAGTTCTGAACTCATCTTCGTTATCTGTCCGTCAAGCTCTTCTTTGTTTCTTTTGACCGTTGTTCTGAGCCCATCCACGGACATCACAAGCTCCGCAAACGACTGCGTGCTTTCTATCTCGCCATTAGCCTTGCGCGTAACGAACCTAAACTTATCGGCTATGGCGAACATCTCCTGACGTGACAGGACAAAGACCTCCTTGTTATCTAACGAGTAGCTATCTACGCCTTCGTACATCTTTAACGATGGCGCATCCGCTCCATATGCCGACAAAACAACGACCGACTGGCGAGCTGTGTCATAGACGTTGCCCATCTGTACAAGCTCGTCACCTGCCTGCGGAATATCGCTACCAGTATCACAATCGTCAGCAAGTAAGTCGATGAAATCTTTACCTACCTTGTACACCTTGCGCCAGTAGTATCTGTTCTTCACGTTCTCATTCACGCCCTCCTTTACGTTGAACGTCTGGCAGCGCACAAGGTCGCCAATCACAAATTGGTTTTCTATCTCCTCGTCGCCTTTCTTCTGCGAGAAGTAGCAGCGGTAAACATCGTAACGTAGGGGAGAGCCGTCGTATTCGGGAAGAACCGTGGACTTCTCAAAATAGACCACATTGCTAATCTTCATAGCAGCAGGCGACAGAACAATCTCACCACCTACGCTTTGAAGCTCTCGGATTACGAGCCTTACGAACTCCGCCGCCTTGCGCACAAGCAGGCGGTCTACCTCCAAGTAGCTGTCACCACTTCCGTTATAATCGCCAAGTTTGAAGCCAGAGCCGAGCGCACCCGAACGGAACGCAGCCGACACAATCTCTTTGAGGGTTGCGATGCCGTCAGAGGAGATGCCGAGAGGGTTATTGTCGCTTTGTTCGCCGAATGCGATACCTTCCCAAAAGCGGATAAGTTTTTCTGCTACATCTGTCTTGACCTTCGACAGAAAATACTTTGAGCCTTCGCTTTGGATGTATTCCTTAACTTGTGCGGGCGTAAAATCTCCTGTGCTATTACTTATGGCCGTTATCTTGTTTTGTATTTTTTGTAGCGCACCAACCTCTTTATCATTGCGCAATGATACTTCGTAGGTTGGTATCGCCCCTTCTTTCTCTGTTATGGAGAGACTATCAATTATAACGTCTGCGCTGATGCCAAAATCCTCGTCGCTAAACTGAAATATATCCCCTTCTTTAATAGTATCATGTAGACTCTTTGTAGTACCAGTGGTATCCTCCATGGCCTCGTCGTGTTGGCGGGCCATGTAAATTTCATCTATTTTCGGAGCATAGGTATGCTTGGTGTGGTCGTTTTCTATAAGCCAGGCAATGGCGTAGCGCAGTAGCTTTTCGGAAGCAGCCTCGACATACTGTACAGGCAGTTCGATTCCCGACAATACGAAATGGTCGCCAGCGTTAATCTGAAAGTCCTTGTACGGAAAATACAGGCCAATATCCTCAACGCGCTGCAATGTCAAAACCCACTGCCCGCTTTCTTTTGTACTGCCACTCACCTTGAATTTACGTCCTGCACACATTCCGTCAACCATTGTAACAGAAAAGTCACTTTGTCGCAGAGCGTTAATATCAAAATTTATCTCCTTTTTGAGTTTTATTTTAAAGCCTGGAGCATTCCCGTCTTTGAAAACACCATTATCTTCGATGTTTGAACCAACTGCAATTTCGTCAATACGCACACCGTCTACTTCCATTTCCTTGATAGTGGGATATATCTCAACGGTCTTTTCCTTTACATCTTCGGTGTCAAAAAACACGCTACCGGGACGCACACCGATAACGTCTGCCGCAGGCGACTCTATCCACGGACGGTCTGCACGCTTAGAAAAGCGCAATTTTGCACCTGTTGGGTTTAATTCTTTATGCTTCTCGGGGTGGTTATTCCACCAGTCTTGTAAGGATATAGAAGGAAAACCAGGTAGCATTAGGTTAAAGCACGCTATATTGTTTGGCAGATGCGCGCCAGCTGCATAATCCCTCCTATTAGAAGGAAAGGCTTCTTTGTTGACACCGCTGACGAAATGCACCCTACCTGCTTCTTGTATCGCAGCAAAGCACGCTTTAGCTTCTTCTATTGTAATATCATATCCTTTTCCGCCTAATATCTGTAAACTAATGTGATTATGGTAATAAGGCTCTACGCCAACATTGACCTTGGCTTCAACAACCATTCCACCATCATGGATATTCACAGAGTATGTATCATATCCTGGACCACCGCCAATTCGATACGTAAAATATACGGAAGCACGCTCGACGGGTATGTCGTCGATATAAAATTCTATATTGCAAATTTCACCATAAACTTCGTTTTGTATTACGCGAGAAGGCTTAGACCAAACCTCCATATTTAGTGTTGCATAGTATCTGTCAGGAATATTTTTGTCAGAACCGTATGCTCTCATACGTGTAACTATTTGTTGGTCTGCCTCTGCATCTTGATTTACTTCGTACAAGCCGTTGCCTTTTCCGTATTTGAAAACATTACGTGTTGGCAGTCCTGACGTACCAACAAACACTTCTCTGTTGCGCGTTATGAAGTTTACATCGAACTGGGAGTTTACCAACGCAAGGCCTTCCCACACCGTCTGCTTGTCGATACTAATGGATGTTGATGTTATTTTGGTATCAGAGACTCCCGTGTTGTCGGGATCTGACGTATCACCTCCATATATCTCCTCCCATCTTGCTGCGTTGCATCCTCTCGCATTGCTTCTGTTCCAGTTGCGCGAATAGAATAGCCATTTGTTTCCGCCAACTTGTTCATTCATACACGCCTGCAAACGGTCGAGTAAGTCATCCAACGACTCCACGTAGAATTGGAAGACGGGCAGGGCGGTATAATGTAGCTCGTTATCGTTTAAGACTACATCTAAAAATTCTGCTCTTGCCAGTTCGTCAGATAAAGAATTGAATTTTACATCTTGGTACTTGAACGAATTGCCGAGTGCATTTTTACGGCCTTGTTTCGCCTTGCCTGGGTCGTAGTTTAATTCAAAACGTTCATTTCGATATATTAGATAATCACCAATTTCAAAGTCTATTGGAGCCTCATTCTCTATAGATACAGATACCGAGCATTCGCCCATCCACTCGCCGTCGTATTTCAGCGAATGAACGGAAATTTCCTTGCCGTTGGTGTCACGCAGCGGCGTGCTGTCCTTATGATAAAGTTTCCATTCCATATCTCTATTTGATTAATGTTACTTCCGTTACGGGGTCTTCAACTCTCAACACTGTAGAGAACTTTACCACATCTCCCTCGTCGTCGCGGTGCAGGTCTGCGTCGTCGGATACCTTCTTGAGGCGGATGTGTCTTCTTCCTACCTTAGTCCAGTCGCAGTACATCTTCATCTTCATACCGCTTCCGTCGCGTCCGCTGAGGTAGTTCAGAAATTTTCTTATTACTGCGTTAGCTGAAAACTTGTCACCCTTGCAGCACCATTTTACGGTCATGTCGTATGCTGTGAATTTAAGGCTGTCACCGAGGTATGCGTCTTCTCCGTTTTCATCCTTCCAATCCCTTACCACTGGCTCCTTGACCTCCATGCCAATGTCGAACGGTATGGAGGCGCACCACACATCAAAGTCAGCTACGGTTTCTTTTACCACCGCTCCAGTCTGCTCTTTTTGTATAAAGACATTGTAGTGTTGCATAAATATACATAATTTTCTCCAAAAATAATAAAAAGCGGATAATTATACAAATTAATATATAACTATCCGCGATTTTAACAATAAATATACACTTTGTCAGCTAATATAGAGCTTTTTTCTGCCACTTGTAGACACCGCGTTCATCCAATCCATCATCCGATCGAGCTTCTCGTTACGAGCTTCCGCGAGCATGACAATCTGCGTGAGCTGCCCGAGCTGCGCTTTCTGTATCTGACCCATTTCGGGAAGACGCATCTTCAATAGTTCTCCGATGTCCTTGACCTGCGCACGATTAACACTCACGTCAAGACGGATGGCATTGACGTAACTTGCGAGAATATCCGCAGTTTCCTCAGTGATATTCTTGATGCCGTTGGTCACACTTCCATCGCCATTTTCCGACAAGTCGAGTCCCATGTTCTTCAAGCGTTCGAGGATTGCCGTGATGTTCTCGGCTGCATTGTTGGTGCCATTATACAGGTCATCCGCAACCTTAACGACATCTTCTGGTTCAAGCTTTCCTTTCTGCTTGATTATTTCCGTCAGATTGTCAAGCGGCCCTTGCAGCGCAACCTCCATTACCTTCTGAGAGACGATGTTTTTGGTAAGGTCTTTTACCATTTCTTTTGCCTTCTTCTTGTAGGCATCAATAGCGTCCTCACCTTTTGACCATGCGCTTACAACTGCGTCGGTTAATTGGCTTGCCCACGCCTTCATGTCTACGCCATAGATGTCCTTGAGAAAGTCCTTTGCAAAATTGTTAATGGTCGTTTCCATCTCCTTGATTTGCTGCTTGTAGTCGGCAATCTTATCCTTGTCCTTCTTCTTCTTGCCCTCCTCAGCGTTTAACTGCCTCTGCATTTCATCCTTCTGTGCCATGAGTGAAGCCTGTTCCGCAAGGAAAGCGTTGCTTGGGTCGGAAAGGGATTTTTTAGCAGTAGTGTATGTATCAGATGAATATTGGCTTTTTCCACTCCCTCCTCTTGCAGCTTTTTCGTAAGAATTAGTAACGTCGCCCAATCTTTTACGTGTATCCGCATCCATTTTGTAGGAATAGACACCGCCAAGGGTATTTCCAATCGCCGTCTTTACATCGTTGCGCAAGCGCTCAAGTTCCGTTATATTTCGCTCTGCGAGTTTGATTTGGCGTTCTAATTTTGCATCGTGCGCCGCAGCAAATGCCTTAAATGGAGAGGTGAAGATGCCAACAAATCCTTGAAGAACACCGCCGACATTGCCAGACATAGCACTTGTGACCATATTTGAAATGGAACTTGAAACACCGCCGAGAGAATTAAAGAATGCCGTTGCATCTTGCCATCCGTCGTTTTCTGTATCAACGCCAAGAGCACTCGCTGTGTCCTTAATATCATTGAACGTGGCGACAATGCTTTGGATGTTTTCATTGATTTTACTTGCTGCGGCACTGACATTCGCCATAGATTCCTTGAACTCATTGGCGGCCTTAGCCTCTTTTTGACCCTGCTTGAGTTTCGCGTCACCTTTTTTTTCCTTTTCATTCCCCTCAAGCATTTTAGCAACGATTTCATCGACAGCATCAAAATCCAAGTTTGAGAACGCTTCTATTAGCTCCGTGTTAGCCTCCTGCTGCATTCTCTCGCCCTCCTGCTTCAATGCCGCTCCAGCTGTAATTTTCTCGTTGGCGTTCTTTACTCTCTGTTCGGCGACACCACTAAGACCAGAATTAAAGAAGTTTTTCTTGCCACTTGAGAGTTTGTTCAACTGCTCGTCAAGCTGCTGTATCTGCTTGCCGTACTCGCGAGCGTCAATGGTTCCGTCAGCAAGTGCCTGGTTAATGTTCTCGCGTATCTGCGAAGCGATTTCGGATGCCCTGTCCATGCCGAGCTGCGACACCGCTCCGAAGAACGTGATATAGTCACTACTCTTGTTGAAGGCTTCCGTCTTAGCAGAGTTCACTTCCTTGTCCCGTTGGCGCGTGTAACGAGAAGCAAGACCATAGTTTCCCGCTTCTTCCGCTTGTGCAATAGGCGTTTCATACTTGGCGTAGATGGCGGCTATCTTCTCCTGCGTGCTTGCTGTCTGTGCGATGATGTCCGCAGCCTGCTGCAAGCTCTTGACATAATTGTCCTTTACCAAGGTCGTTATCTTCTGCCAAGCCTCAAGAGCGAGAGGCGTGTCCTTATACAGAACCTTCGCGTCGGCTTCGGTCATTCCGAGGTTGACATCGTGACCGAAGTTCTTCTTGAAGTCCTCCGCCATCTTTCTTGTCTGCTTGTTCCACACTGCGCCGTCTTGAAAGGCGAGCTTGGCGAAGTCCAGACTGCCGGTCTTCTCGTATAGTTCTTTCTGCAAGTTCGCCTGCTTCACGCCTTTCTCCAGTGCCTCCTTGAAGTTTGAAGATACGCGCTCCCATTCCACCTTGTCGATTTCAGAGTACTGCCACTCTGCCTTTTCGCGGTTGACTTGCGTATGAAACTTCTTGCGGTCGGTGGTATTCCAGAAGCCGCGGCCAGGCATCATTGCCTCAAGACTCTCCATATACTTGGAAAGGTCTATCTTCTTCCAGTCGAGGTTGGGGAATAGGCTCTTAACCTTTCCTATAGCCTCGCTCTGCGTGTTTCCTATGCCAATGTATTTCTGGTACCACTGGCGAGCGGCCTTGAAATCTTCAAACTGCTGGCGAAGCGACTCAAGAGCGGAGTCTTTCTTCGGGCCTTCGTTCTTGTTCTTATCTTTCTTTGCGTCGAACAGATTTAATTCCTTTGCGGTCTGTTCTGCCAGTTGCCACTCCTTTTTTAATTCATCCTGCCGTTTTGATTTTGCTTTTTTTGCAGCTTCGTATTCCTTCTTTTTCGCAGCTATATCAGCGTTAGCGGCTTCTCTTGCTTTAGTCCACGACCCCTCCTTTCCCCAAGATTGCGCAAATTTCTGCTTCTTCGCTTGTATTTCTGGGTCGCCAACGCCAAGTGGTATTTTTGGAAGATTGCCAAGAAGCTCATTTTGAACATCATTAAACTTACTATCTTTAAAAACAAGATTTATAACAGCCTCGAAGTTGGACGCATCAAGCAGTGCCTGTAAAGCCTTTTCAAATTCCGGGTATTGCCCTGTAAGCCCTCTTTTTGCATCTTGCATCAACTCTTCAACTTTCGCCTTTTCGGCTTCGTTGAGAGTTTGCCCCGAGCGTATTTTTGTTGCAATAGTCGGAGCAACACTGTCAAACAAATCGCTAAGTTTGTTTTTAGCCTCTTCCTGTAACCATGAGTCTTTATCTCCAATGCCAAATGCTTGTAAGACCGATGCTCTTATCATGTTGGCTCTACTCTCGGGTATTTCCATGGAAGCAAAAATGTTGCTCATGGCTTGCATCGCAGCAAGGCGCATAGTTTCGTCTTTAGAAATATCTCCGAATTGTTTAAGTATAACCTTTTTTATCGGATTTACCATGTCGCCCTTCTGATAAGGCTGTAAACCTTTCCATGCCGCGCTTCTCGCAGATGCAAAGTCCATGCCCTTGTCACTCATATTTTGGGCGGTTGTCTTTTCCAGTCTTTCATAGTTTCTGTTTGACCGTGTTATCGCCCCGCTAAAGTCCGAATAATTATCGCGATTTCCCATTTTGGACTTAGCAATCATCTCTGCATCACGCAACCTCTTTAATTCCTCATCAAGATATTTCAGACGCTCCTCATGGCTTTGCTTCTCGTCAGCCTTCATTACAAGATTGTTGTAATTGTAAGGCTCAAGTTGTTTTAGCTTTTCTTTGTATGCGTCAATTAGGTTATCAACCTCCTTTATATCCCCTCCGGATAATACCTTTGCGGTGTCATTTTCGCGCAAAAAGTCGTTTAGCTGTTTTATGCGGTCTTCAATTTCGTTCGCTGTTTGATTAATCCTGTTCGTTAAATCAGCACTCTTTGTGTACATATAAGATATACCCATCGTAACGCCAGTAATAATCAGGCCAGGCAATCCGCCGACGGCAGCGAGCAATGTCGCTCCCATAGTCCTTGCGCCAGCTGTGAGTATTGCGAATGCAGACATTCCTTTAAGTGCGAACGTTCTCCAAAAACCACCTGTAGTGGCGAATTGTATTTTTAGATTTGTAAAGTAAGCGTTCGTTCTTAATTGCAATCCAATAAAAGCGGCTTTCGCTTTATTCCACCATCCACCATTCTGTCTCGCCTCTACGAGCTTGCGGCGCGAACCAAAGGTTCCAGTACCCGCAAAATCTGTCATGCCGTCTTTGTATATAGATCTGCTTATCTGCCCATTTATATACATTCTTTCGAGGTCGACCTTTTTAATCGCTTTCGCTAAAGAAAGTGCTTTTATATCCTCTGATGTGATAAGCTTCTTTGTAGCAAGCAGACGGAGTTCTTGTGCTGTTGTTTTCTCTCCGAGTAACACCTTCTTTTGGATATCAGAAGCCATACTTGCTTTGCCAGACAATAACGCAGCACCGATGCCACCGCCAAGCGAGGTTTGCAGTCTTTTCAATGCAAAACCGCTAAATGCCGCGACAACAACAGGTGCCATCGTGTGCAACGCCTGTACAAGATTTGTAACAAGGTCGAGTATATGCTTTAGATTGCTTCCAACGATGTTGCTATCGCTTGCAAACTCTGAAAGCATAATTTCCCACGCATCTTTGAGTTTATTGAATCTACCAAGAAGCGTTTCTGAAAGCACAAGCTGCATGTTGTAGAACTGACCTCCCGCATCGGTCATTTCCCAAAAGACGTTCTTTACGTCCTCGAAATCAACGCCGCGTCCCGATATGCGGGTTTTTACTTCGCTTGTAGACACCTTGCGGCCTTCACGCTTTGAATAGTATTCGGAAAGTTTCTGTAACAACGGAATACCTGCGTAGGAAATCTGGCGTAGCTCCTTGCCATCAAGCCAACCGCGAGAGCGTACCTGTCCGAACGCCAAAGCTATTCGCTCGAAGCTGACTCCAAGGCCCGATGCCATATCTGCGAGTCGCTTTGTGGTGTCATACAACTGGTCGTACTCTACTCCGTAAGCCGCCAACTGTTTTACATCTCGGTTTAATTCAGAGAAAGTAAACGGCGACTGTAATGCAAGCTGTTTAACTTGTGAGAACATGGTGTTGGCGTTCTGTACATCACCCAAGATACTCTGTAATGCGATATGTTGCTTTTCAAGCTCGCCACCAGTCTTTATCACACTCATGGCAAACTGCTGCATACCATAAACAAGTCCTCCCTGCATAACCAGGGACTTCAAATCCTGCATTGTAGAGTTAAGACCACCGGCGGAGTTTTTCGCCTGCTCAAAAGCGCGAACAAGGTCGCTACGCACCTTTGCCGCCGAATTTGCAATCTCCTGCTGGTGCTTTCGCTCTAAATCAATACTCTTTTCTTTCTCGCGGTTTGTCTTTTCTTGCGCCGCATTAATCGCTCTTTGGTCTTGCAGCGCTCGCCCTGCCTGCGTTGTGTCGTGACCTGCACCGATACTTCCTATACGGCCAACAACATTCTGACCTTCTACAAGCCAAGTGCGCATCTGTCTAAGATAGCGCATAATGTCGATAAGACGATGTATCTCAGCCTCCGCTTTGCTCACATCGGCTCCTAACGATATACCACGGCTAAACTCACGTCTGAGCGCCCTTACCTTATTGCCAAGGGAGTCGTATCGTCGCTCTGTGTTCCTCAACTCATTCTGCCTCTGCTTCTCTGCCGCAGCTCTCTCGCGCTCCGCCTTGGCTGCATCTTTCGCAGCCTGAGCAGAGTCCTTTTCGAGCTTGGAATAATAATCAGACATTCTTCTCTGAATATCATCCTGTCTCTGCTTCTGTGGTGTCTGACCTATCAAATCCTTAACGTTTACCTGACTCACACGGAGAGTGTCGTAAACGTTCTGAAGGTTGGTAATCGAACGCATCAGCTTCTCTGCTTCAGTGTTGGCCTCCTTCAAGCCCTGCTGACCGAAGGAAATACCCTCCTTCGTACCGGTTCCAATTGCGTGCTGATACAGGGTAATATTCTCTCTGACCCTCCCGAGTCTTTCAAGCAATGTATCTATCTCTGCCTTGATATTTTTAAGACCATTGTCGTTCTTGAAGAACGGAGATATGCCGGCCTTCTCGGCAACCTTACGCTTCTCTTCAACGAGCGTCATGTAACGCTTGGTGTAGTCCGACAAAGCTTTCAATTCGGCTTCTTTATCTTTGGCACTTAACTTTGAAGCTACGGCAAACTCTCTCTCCTGCGCCACCGCCTTTGCCTTTTCGCGACCATAAGCCTGCATTGCCGTCGAAGCCTTGTTGAGTTCGACAGAAATATCGCTAAAGAGTTGCTTCATCTTGTCGACATTCGCCAGTTCTCCGTTCTTGTTTGACATTGCCGCTTCCATTCGTGCCACAACGCCGCCAAGTCCAGAAATGCGCTCTCCGAACATTGAAGTATTATATCCCTTTTGCGTGCCTTCGTTCATAAGGTCGCGTAGCTTGGCGAGTTTTTCACGCACAGCGTCAATGCGCGCATCCAGTTTAGAGAAATTACCGTCGAGGTCGGACAAAGGGTTCGGCTTCTGTAATTTGCCGATAATTGCATCCACATCCTTGAGCGTCATTGCCAAGGTCTTTCTATACGCACCGAGTATATGGGCGTCATCCGCACCTGTTAAATACTTATCGTTTTGAAGCGCCAGCAGCTTGTTCCGAAAATTCTCAACGAGCTTTGCGGCTTCCTTTATATTCTTTGTGTCAACGTTCGGGTTTGCCGCCTTGACCTCTGAAATATGTTTCTGAGCGATGTCTATTCTCTGCAACAGGGAGAGGTATTCAAGAGCCTTTTTTATGCGTGGGGTAGGGTCGGGATAGTTCGCGGGATTAAAGTCTTTTTCTTCTCTCGCCATTGCCGCTGCTCTCGCTTTGTTCATTTTCTCAATCGCGGCATTTGCTTCGTTCAGGATGTCGACGTATTTACGCCCGCTGTCGTCCTTAACGCCAAGAAGCGTACTCGCCTTACCTTTGAAAGCATCAAGAACCTCATTCAGTATTTTCGTATATGCTATTTGCGTTTGTGTCGCTGCGGCGTCCTTTTCTCTTGCAGCTGTAACATCGTTGAGCATTTTGTCAAGCCCCTTGTCCTCAACAAATGGCTGCATCTTTGGCGCAGCCGCAGCCTTGTTTTCTGTTGCATTCTTCTCCTTCTGCGCAGCAGTGGTAGCCTTTAGCTGCTCCTCCTGCTTCTTGAGGGCATTGGTCTGCTCATTTGTCGCATCGGTGGTTTTCCTGCTCTGCCCCTCCTCTCTCCTTAGAGATTCAACGACACTTTTTTCGCTCGCCAAGAACTTTTCATAGGAACTGCTTATCTTGCCTATTTGTTCATCCAGGCCGTTAGCCCAAGCATAAGCCTTACTGAAATCCCCGCTTTTCAGATAACCCAACCCCGCATTTTTAATTTCTGCAAGCTGCTCTCTTATATTGTTAAATTCGGCTTTTGCTTTTGGAGACGATCTCGGAACACTGTCCCATAAACGAAATGTTTCATTCGTTATTTTGTTGATGCCATTTATTGCACTTCTGACAGCTTCAATTTTAGCGTAGATACCTTCGCCCATCCCTGACATACCGCCAAAAGAGATTTTCCCCATCGACGAACGAATCTCTTTTAATATGTCTGCATAACTCTGGAGATTAGCCTTTCCGAAATCTCCAGTCAAAGCACCGAAACCTCCCCTGATATTTCGTATAGCATCAAATATTGCCTGCAACTCTTTCGCCTCCTTGGTCGAGCTGCCTATGGCCTTTTTCAACTTGTCCAAGAAGGCTACGCCCTTACCCGACGCATCTGTCTCTGCCAGCTTTCTAAGCTGTTCTTGCGCCCTCTTCGTCTTGGCATCGACAACTTCCATATTGTCGGCCATCTTTTTCAGCTCCTTAGATACCGCGTCTTTGAGTCCAAGGCTCATCCACAAATTTCCAACGTTTCCGTCTGCCATATCCTGAAATATTTATCGTTTAGATTTTGTTGTTTAAATAATCGGAGAGGCTAATCTTCTTGCCAACAAGACTGCCCTCCTTCTCCTTCTTCTTTACCCAGTTATCCCAAAGGTCGTCCATCTCCTTTGCGGTGTGCTTGACACTACCGTCGGGGTTGCGCTTCTTGTACACAATAATGGGCTGGTCTGCAACCATGAGGTCTATCTGTACCGAAGTGTAGCCCCACCAGTAGTCGTATGCCTTGATGCCGTAGCGCGTGGCAAAGAGGAACGGGAACTTTTCGGCTAACGAGAAGGCTGCTCCCCAGCTTGTCCTGCTCGGGTAGCTTTCACTTCTTTCTTCGTCATCGTCATCGCCAGATCCGTCATCCCTGTCGCTAATATGGTAGTCAGCGAGCACACTACCAATGGTACTTTTTTTTTAGCTGCGTCAACGACCCTCAGAAACTCGATTGCATCCAAGTCCTTGATGTAGTACAGCCAACGCCAGTAAGCCCAGTAGAAGAAGCGCAGCTTCCAAAAATTATTAAGAAGAACGATGGCACACAACTTTACGCCGCGCTTCCACTCATCTTCCTCATTCGCTGTGACGTGCGAAAACTTTCTTATCACACCTCGTTTAAGCCAACCGATTTTGCGCTTTTTACCCATGAACACTACCGCTTCGGGTTCCGCCTCCAATACGCTGTCAAGAGCTTTCTGCAACTCGTCGCTGGGTTGTTCTATCTTCTTTTCTTCCATACCGTTTTTCTTGATGTTAAGTCTTGTAAAAACAAAAGCGGAAAACCGCGACCCTTGATAAGTCCGCCGCTTTCCGCTTCATATTCGATTGCGTTACGCCGCTTTTTGCTTTAAGCAGCTGCTGCCTTTGTAAGCCAAGCGATGCTCTTCTTGCCAGCACCCTCGATAGAACCCGAGAACTTGAACGCAACAGGCTTTGTGCCTGTTTCATCCCACTGCAAGGTAGCGTAGAGGGCGATGTTGGTGATGACCATGACGTTTGTCTTGGTATCGTCAACGATTGCGATTGTGCCCTGAATTTTGAACTTCTTAAGCTCAAGAGCAACGCCGGTAAAGCCTGTTGTCGCGTCGAGCTCGGTGTCGCCGGTCTTCAAAGTGACCTTTGTAAGTTCGCTCACCGCATCGTTGCCAAACATCGCAGCGAGCAGATCCTTTGCCTTTGACGGAACAACGAACTCAACGTTGAAGTCGCCAAGCTCGGAGGTTGTCGCCCAGTCGCCTGCAAGACCGATAACCTTGTAGTGGTTGATGGTCGGGTCTTCCATTGTCGCCTTCAGTGAGTCAACCTCAACAGGCAGTTCGAGGTCTGCTGTAATGTCGATAGTAGCCTTGCTGAGGTCTGTGATTGCCTTAGCGTACAAAAGTGTCTTAGGGCCTACAAAGAGGTCCTTCAACTCTTCGATTTTCTTCATTGCCATAATTCAAAACTTTTTTAGTTAAACCTTAATTTTTGCGTTTATTTGGTTCTTAACGAGCCCTGTATTATCGTTACCGAAAAACCGTCGCCGTCGTCCGTTTGCAGAGTGACACGCGGCTTGGTCACGATGATGTTGTCTGTTGAAATTGGAAACTTTGTCATTACCGCACTGACCTTCTCGGATACCGCAGACACGTTCAACGTATTGGGGTTCCTGGCGGATGTCTTGTCACGGACATATACCTCTATCTGCGCGGTAGTCGTATAGTCGTTGAAACTGCCGTCGTCGTTCATCTCGTTGTTGTAGATGCTCGACGGGAAAGACACAACGATATAGCTGTCGGGCCTGTCGCAGACAGACTTCGGGCGGTTTCTTGGATAAACCTTGTCGCAAATGCCTTTTACGGCATTGCCAACATCGTAGTATAGTGTCTTTATGCTTATCATATAGTTACATTTTACGAAAGTATCTCACCATGTATTCCCTTAAAGATGTTATAACATCGTGACCTCTCTTTGTTTCTACAAATTGCGCATAATCGACAGCTGCTACAACCTTCATCTGCCAGGTCATGTGAGAATTGCTTTTGCTATGTTCCGCATACAAAAGTGCATCTTCTGCGGCTGCCAGACCACTCTCTCCACCTTCGCCATACTGACCCCGATACGCCCTACGTCCCGAATCTTTGTATGAGAAAGAACTTCTGTAGTATCTATCGAGATTGTAACGCTCTCCCGCTGCAAGAGTTAGACGGGTCGGCTCTGGGCCAGGCGTGTAATGTATTGATTGTAATGAACCTTTGTAGTATGTACCAATAGCGGTTGAGCGATAGAGATTTCCAGTCACATCGTCATAATCACGCAATTTGTCAGCTGCTTTTATAGCTTTTTCTGCCGCCGAATCCATTTTTTGTTGCATCTTCTGTACGGCAATCTGACGTATCTTTTTCTGTATATTCAGAAACTGTCCTTCTAAACCCGCCATACACTAAACCCTTGTAAAGTCCCAATAAACAACAGTTCTATTATTGTCAGGCTCGCAGTCCTTCACCGTTCCGACCTCGGCGTTGTTGCCGACCGTTGCGTAAATCATGTCGCCATCAAGAGGACATCTGCCGGCATCCCATTCGTCATATCTGACAGGAATTGATGCCTTCCTCTTGTTCTCGTCAACATTCTTGCCGCCCTCGGTAGTCGTATCGGTATAGCTGCGGCCCTCGCCTTCGTAGATTACAATCTCCGTATCCTCGCCGACCTTTGCATCGTCATCCGCGAACGGGTCGTTCTCGTCCGCCTTGCCGACAAGCACCCTAACGATTTTTATCGTGTGAGGGTATCTCGGGTTTCTGATATTTGCCTTTCTCATACATCCTTATTTTATAATGTGAGGAAGTGGGCATCCGAACGCCGAAATGTCGGCACGTTTCACGCCATGAGAGGTTATTCTAAACGACGATTTCTTCTTTAACATCGAACTTGGCTCAAGCTCCGCATAGATTGCGTTGGCTTCCGCCTTGAGTTCCGCACGGTCACGCTCGGATATTTCAAAACCACCTTCCGTATGGCTCCATCCGTTATCAGAGTCGGAAGTGTTGTTCATCTTGCTCGGGCCGAGAACAAGCCATTTTAGAATATCGGCATAGGCAAGGCGTACGTCATCACGGTTAGCGTCAGCATACGCCATGCTCCCGTCCAACGCCCTTTCAATGAGGATTGTATGCACTGTGTCGTCGGGTATATTAAAACGCACCTTGCTGAACAGAGCATCCTCCAATGTATATATATTATTGCCTTTCTTCATGCGCTAATTCGATTCGAGTTAAATCAGAGATTGTTTACGCTATCCGTCCAAATGCAGCCGATTGCAGCTACAGGAGGACGGATAGCTTTTGTGTTTAGGCAGCTACGCCTTCGCCCTTCTTGGTGATGTCGATAATCCAACGGTACGGGAAGTCGAGCATCGCCGGTACTGCGGCAAACATGAGGTCGGTATGCCACTCCATGTAGTCGCCGTTGGCGATTGTAGAGTTGCAGAGCAGGCCGAGACCCTTGTTTGTCTGCGCGAACACCTTCTGAACGATGTTGTTTCCGTACTTCTCGAACATCGGCTTGTCAGCAACCTGCTTGCGCTCGTACTCGAAAGCATTACCGGCAGGACGGAGAACAACGATGTTGTCATCCCAGCCCTTAACCTTGACAACCGAGCCGTCGAACTTGAGGTTGCGCTCCTCCTCGTCAATAATCTCGATGCGTGAGATACCCTGGATGTCGGCGAACGCCTTGAGGAACATCTCTGTGTTCACGCCGTAGTCCTCAACATAAGCAACGTAGTGGGCCTTGCACCAGTTGATGTACAGCTCCTTAATCTGCTTGTTGCCAAGGAAGGTGTTGTAGAAGGTGTCGTAGGTCATCTGCCATACGAGGGCAAGGCGGTTCTGACCGAACTCCTTGCGCCACTCGCTCTCAATCTTGCGCATCTGTTCGAGGATGTTGCAGTCAACGTTAGCCCATTCGAGCTTGCCGCACTTTCTGAAATTCTCCTTTGGAATTGGCACCTTGTGAAGCGGAATCTGAATACCGCGGGCGATGCCTGTATAGTCAAGTTCGCCGGTTGTAGCCAGCTTTGCCACCATGTAGTTCATGGTCATGTCGAGAGAGTCCATCAACTCCTGGGTGTCATTGCGCCACTTCTTTACGAGGTCACTGTCGTTACCAAACTCCTCAAACTGCTTCTCGCGGTAGTTGCGCTCCTCTGCTGTTTCCTTGAAGCCGTCGGTAATGAAGTCGGGAATAGTGGCAGAATAAACTGCCAATGCGCCTTTGTCCTTCTGGAACGAACCTGCGAGCGGAGCACGGAGGTTGGCGAGCGTTGCAGCGTGCAAAGCGGATGCCTCCACTGAGAATGTAGCCACGCCCTTATGGTTGGTAGGCGTGAGGTCGGGCGCGATAGTACCCTGTGTGAGATACCAGCCGTAGTTTACATGGAAGATGTCCTTCTTGTCGATAAACTTCTGCAAGTATCTTGTATTCTCTGGGTCGCTGAAGAAACGCGCCTTTCGGGAATTATTAAAATCAAACTTTGGCATATCTTTTCGTTTTTGTGTTGTATGTTTTTCCGATTAGTTCTCTGCGTACCACCACTCTGCGTAGCGGCTCTTGTTCATCGCCTCTACAGCTGGCGGAATTGGGCTCATGCGTGACTTCCACATAACCACGTCAGTTCCGAGCAGACAGAAGTCGTTGAGGTAGCGCGGAGCATAGAACTTGTCACTGCCAGCCAATGCGTGGAACGGCATGTCAACGTCGCATGGAGCAAAGCAGTTCGGGTTAGTAACCATAGCGGAAACAGTTGCGCCTACCTTTTCCGCCTCCACGAGAACCGTACCGACGGTAAGGGAGCCGAGAGTTTCTGCGAGTGTAACCTTCCAAACATCCTTGCCGTCCTGCACGTCATTTTCAACCGCAGTAACGAGCACACCCTTACCCTTTGTCTTGAAGTCCTTCGGGCCAACCATGAGATTGTCACCCACAAACGGAATGTGGTGATAGCCGTCGCGTGTGATGTAGATGGCTGTATCCGTAGCAGTAGTGGTAGCCTTAGCCACCTCATAGCTCTTGAGCACCTTGATTGTGCCGCCGCTGTTGTCCGCAAAACCGAGGCTGTGCTCGATGAGGTCGCCGGCATAAATCTTGGCTGGGCCAGGGAACGGGTTTTTCAGGACACCGCCAATCGGAGGGCGACGGAACGCTTCCTTAACGGCGCCAGGCAGGTCAACAAACACATGACGCTGACCGCCGATAGTCATTTCTGACTGCAAGATTACAGCGCCAGTAGCATTGACTGCACCCTGCGCCATCATCTGTCCGTAGTAATCCTTGTTGTTATCCATAACTTTTTACCTTAAAAATTAAAATGTTTACTTTTCTTTCGGTTCGATGATGTCATCCCACTCGTCGTCACGGATTGTCTTGCCGCCGCCAGAAGAAGAGCCGCTGCCCTTGTGCGGTATAGCAGTGTTGCCTGTAGCACGCTTGAAGTCGGTAGTGTAAATACCCTCTGCCTTTGAAACCAGGTCGATTACATCGGCATCATGGTCGGGAATTTCAAGTTTGGAGATTGCAGTGTCAAGAAAGAAATCGTTAAGTTCGAGCTTTGCCTTGTCAAACTTATCCTTCAAGCCCTTTCTGACCGCTTCGATTGTAGCGGCTCTTGATGCCTTCTTGTCGCGCTCCTCATTTGCCTTTTCGAGGGCTTCGAGCTTTGCGAGCAGCTTGTCGTACTTGTCGTCGGGCTTGTCCTCCTCGCTCTTCTTTCCATTGCGCTCCTCCTCTTCCTTCTTCTTGCGTTCGGCTTCCTCTCTGCTTTTCTTAATCTCGTCAGAGACATTCTTGTGCAGATTGCCGTCCATGCGCTTGAGTCGGTTTGCCACCTTGGTAACTGTCTTGGCGTTCGCAGCCTCGTCGTCACCAAATTCATCCAGTACGTCATTAAGTTCTTCGTTAATGGTTTTCTGGCTAAGTGCTTTGAACTTGGTGGTATCAACCTCCTTGTTCACCAATGAAAGCAGTTCTTCTACTGTCATATATAAAAGTTTTAGTGTTGGTTTCCGGTAGTTCTTCTACCATTAATGTATAAATATACGTTTTTCTTTCGCAAAAATATGAATAAATATACAATTAACCAAATATTTTCGATATATTTGCATAAATATTTTGTATATATATGCAGAAAAGTTGTTTTTCAGGGTTGAAATTGGATAACGGAGAGCCTATTTACACTCAAGAGTACATTCAATCACTAAGAGATAAAGACAAGAAGCATCCCGACAGGTTGAAGATTATCGCTCAACGTGGCGGACAGGAGCGTATGCTTGCCATTGATGCTGATATTAAGATAGTCGGAGGCTCGCGAGGAGGCCCTCTTCTTGTCGATACAAAAGTTGTCACTCCCTTTGGCTATCGCCGTATTGGCGACCTGAAACAGGGCGACATTATTAGCGGCACCGATGGCGGTATGCAGCGTGTCGTATATCGCAAAGACCACGGCAAACTTCCAGCTTACAAACTAAGGTTTGTCGATGGTTCAGAAGTTATTGCCTCCTACGACCATCTATGGAACGTCCGTAAAACTTGCTATCGCAGCAAGAAGCGCATCATTAACGGATTGTCTATCAATGACGATTATCGGGTATGGACAACGCAGATGATTGTCGAACATCTCACAAAACAAAAGAATGGAGAGATAAAGAACAGCAAACTGCTTGTTCCATTGTGCGAGCCTATCAAATTCACTCGCTCATGGGGCAACCGTCATTACAAGCCTTCATCGTCTCCTTATGTCATTGGAGCAATCCTTGGCGACGGGTGTATCACAGATAATATCAAGAATGGCAGCTACGATGCAACGTTATGCTGTGCAGACGAAGGTATCGTGAAAGAGTTTGAGAGTGCTGGCGTTGACATGACCAACTATGCGCAAAAACAAAGCAGTATAGCTTGTGATTACAGAATCAAGGATGACAGATTACGTAATGATCTTGAGGGTTTAAAGCTCTATGGCTGCGACGCTTTCAATAAGTCGGTTCCCGATTTCTATAAGTTTGGCTCTATAGAGACAAGATGGGCTATCCTTCAAGGGCTTATGGATACCGATGGTACTGTGGACAAGCGTGGACATTGTATGTTTACGACAGTCAGTGAGCAGCTTGCCAAAGACGTTAAGTTTTTGGTAAACAGCCTTGGAGGTCTTGCCACTATAAATAAGCACGAGAACCACTATACCAAGAATGGAGAGCGTATTGAGGCAAGTGGTTATTATGATATTTACATCAGAATTAATCAGTCAGAACGCCTGTTCCGTCTTTCACGCAAAAAGAAGCTTTGCACCGAGTACAACGGCGGCGTAAGCGAGCTTGGCAGAAGAATTATAGACTTTGAGTACGTTGGAGAACAAGAGTGTTGCTGCATCGCTGTAAACAATACAAACTCTTTGTTTATGGTCAACGATTTCATCGTCACCCACAACTCCAAGTCCTTCTCCTCTCTCATGGAGGTGTTGAAAGACATCAAGAACCCTGAGTTCCATGCAACAATCCTGCGTAACGAGAAGGATGACCTTCAATCGCTTGTAACGGACTCGTACAAGCTCTTCTCGCAGTTCGGCACATACAACAAGTCGCAGAATGATATGACGTGGAACTTCACCAACGGAGGCTGGCTAAAATTCTCATACTACGCAGGCTCGTACCAGGACTTCAAGACCCGCTTCCAGGGCCGTCAGTTCGCATACGTGTGCATCGACGAGGGAACCCAGTGTCCGTACAAGAAGTTCAAGTATCTGCTTACCAACAACCGTAACGCCTCGCAAATCCGCAACCGCTTCTGGATAACGTGCAACCCTGATCCTGAGTCGTGGGTGCGCAAATTCATAGACTGGTGGGTAGACGAGGATGGATACATTATCCCCGAGCGTGACGGAGTCATACGCTACTGCTTCATGGACGGAGATACTCCCGACTCAATCTATTGGGGAGATACGCGAGAGGAGGTTTACGAACAATGCGGAGGTATCATAGATAAGCTGTGGAAAGAAAGCTATGCTGAACTCGGATATACCAAGCTCGAAATGTTCATCAAATCCGCCACGTTCATTCGTGCCGACGTATCGGAAAACATAAAACTTATCTCTACCGACGCGTCATATCTCGCCAACCTTGCACAGCAGGACGAGGAGCAACGTATGCGCGACCTCGAAGCCAACTGGAACTGGAAGTCCGCAGGCGACGACATGATAAAGATGGCAGACCTCGAAGAAATATTCGACAATGCCGTACAGGTCGGAGATGGAGTGCGGCGCGCATCCGCCGACATTGCCTTCACCGGCGGCGACAACTTTGTGATGTGGCTGTGGGAGGGATGGCACTGCAAAGACCTTGTAGTAATGCGACTCGACTCTCAAACGCTCGTGTCTGCGGTGCAGGCGAAGCTGCGTGAATGGGGAGTGGAGGAGTGCAACTTCACTTACGACTTGCAGGGTATCGGTCAGTATTTCAAAGGTTTCTTTGCCGATGCCGTACCGTTCAACAATCAGGCAGCACCTGTCGCTATGACACACCAGGAAGAAAAGGGCATCAAGTTCCTGTACAAAGACCTTAAATCACAATGCGCCTTCCTGTTCTACAAGATGATAAAGGAAAAACAAATCTCGATAGAGTCTTCGCTGCTTGAGCGCAAGTATTCGGGAGACGGATTTGACAAGGTGCCGCTGCGTCAGATTTTACAGAAGGAGAGAAAGATGCTGCGCCGCGACGACAACAGCGACGACAGGGGCTTCAAGCTGCTGCCTAAGAAGATGGCTAAACGGTACGTAGGACACTCGCCTGACTTCTTCGAGTCATGGCTATATATAATGATTTTCAACTTAACTAAAAAGAAACACAAAAAGATAAAAGGACTATGGATGCTTTGAACAATGTAAAGGACGTGCGGGAGCTGCTCGTCCGAAAGCCGTTTTACGAAGTAACCCCGAAGGGTTATATGAAACACGGAATTATCGACCGTGAGTTTTCCGAGAACGAAGACCCTTGTATGCCTGCGGATGTGCTGTATCGCAACATCAAAACACAGCAGGATTTCTTGCGCGAGTTCTATCCGTCAGGACACAGGATTCGCGACCCGCAGCAATATCCCGACATCTGGAAGAAGAACCCCGAGACTGGACTTTGGTGCGTGCAGAAAATTCAGCGCACCGCGTTTGCCTTCCAGCAGGTGATTTGGACCAAGCACGTTCTTCATGTGACTGGTAATGACATTCAGTTCGAGCTTGCGGAGGGAACCGAAGAAGGTGGCGAAGAGAAACTACAAGAGCTGCTCACGAAATACAGGAAGGGATGGCTCATGCACGATATGGAAATACGCTTCTTCGAGGCGGTATCCGCATATATGAAGGTTGCAGACTGTGCCATTGTAGGCTATTTCGACGGCGACGGCAAATTCGGAACGAGAACACTCTCGTTCGACCGTGGCGACACGTTGTTTCCGAGATACGACCCGCTTACCGGCGAACTGATTGCGTTTGCACGCAAGTATGTGGACTACGACGAAGAAGGGGAGGAGCGCATCGAGTGGATTGAAGCATGGGATAAGGATAAGTTCTACCGATTGAAGAAAGATTTGTCGGGAGGCACAGCGAAAAACGTAGTCAGAAAGATTGCGTCAATCTTCGGCGCGTCCGAATATGCCTGCGTCGAGGAGAAACGACACGGCTTCCCGTTCATACCTGTAGCATACGCCCGTAACGAGGACGGCCCTTGCTGGTCTGCCGTACAGCGCAATATCGAGGATTATGAGGAAGCGTTCTCGTATCTCTGCGAGAACAACAAGGCGTATGCCTTCCCGATACTTACGCTTACCGGCGAGGGCGATGAGATTGAGATAAAGGGAGACACCAACGGAGCTGCTAAGACGATCATGATTACCGACACGAACGGCAGGGCGGAGTTCCTCAACGGCACGGACGCGTCAAACGCCTTCGCTACACAGCTCAACAAGTCTTATGACCTTATTTACGAGCTTTCGTTTACCGTAAAGCCGCCCGAACTCAAATCGGGAGACCTGCCGGGCGTTGCAATCAAGCTGCTGTATTCTCCGGCCCTCGAAGCTGCCATGAACGACGCGCAGAGATTGCAGCCATTCCTCGACCAGTTGGTGCGTATAACTAAGTTTGGTATCGGAACGGAGAACAACTGCATGGCCTCAATGGTTGCACTGCCGGTCAATGCGTGGATTGAGAGCTATATCCATCAGAACGACACTGAGCTTATCACTAACCTGGCCACTGCGGTTCAGAATAAATTCCTCTCGAAGCAGACTGCTTCTGAGCGCAATTCCAAGTTCTCGAAGAACGACGAGTTTACTCGTATCATGCGCGAGCAGAAAGAGGAAGACCAGCAGGACTTGCTCATCGACATCCAACGTCAGGAGGCGCAGGTCGAGAACAACATCGAGCAGGAGGAAGCACTTGCAAAAATTAACAATCAGCAGCCTGGCGACGACATCAACACAGGTCGCGGCAAAAAAGGCAGACCGAAGAGGTCTGACAAGGCATGGGACGAGAACGGCAATTATCCTGGACGCAACAACTGGGATAAGAATCTAAAAAAGTAATTCATGGAGTCACAGGAATACGCACTTAATAGAACCAAAGCGCAGATAGCCTGCGAGTCGCGCGTACAGAAGCGACTGTTTAAAGTTGCCCGTGAGATAGTGTCGCTCGCTTCCAAATACAGGAGGGGAGCGACACTGACAAACGAGAATGGGTTTATTGCGGCCTCACAGCGCATTGCGTTAGGCGTTGCTGACGGAATAGAAAATGACATTGCGGTCTGTGCCAAGACCGCGTGCTCGATATTGAATATCGGCACGGAGAGCACGGAAGCCTTTCTTGTGTCAAAGGTGTTCGGCAAGACATCAATGGAGCGAACCACCAGTTATCTGAAAAACTTTGCGGAGGACATGGTGCGTATGTGCAAGGCTGGCGTATTGATGAAATACACCGACTCGCAGCTCATGTCCGCAATACGTACTGGATATAAAGACCCGTACACCACGTCCGTAATCACGAAGGCAAGAAAGGAGGATATAAACATCGCCACGCCTTCATACGGCAAGGGCGTATTTCATTCGGCGTATCAGAACATCGTCCGCAACGCGCGACAAATGGTAGCCGTCGCATGGGGTAGAGCTGAACAGCAGTACGGCAAGGAACATGGGGCGATAGGCTACTATATCTTTCGAGGAAGTTCGTATCCGTGCGCGCACTGCGATGATGAGACAACGTATCTGCACCACTTCGGAGACCCGTTCCCGCCACTGCACTACAGGTGCGTTTGCTATGTTAAATTTGTTTACAAAAAAGAGGAGGAGTAATTATGTCAGAATACACATTGTCTGCCTATATGTACAAGTTGAAAAAGCAGTACAACATGGCGGATATTTCATATCTTATATATGCCGACCTGCGTGCGGCAGGGTGGGGTAAAGGCGACGCTTGGAATGTAGCCTTCCAAGGCCAGGGCCTAAACTGGGCCAAAGCCGAACTGCTTCGCGAGATTGAGAAGCTCGAAGCACTCGACTCAGTTCAGGCGCGCATCGCGGATGTACAGGGCACAAACTCGCCAAGGAACGACGAGATAACCGCAGAGGAACTTGCAAAGGAAACTTCAAAGGAATCCATTCTGCGCAAGCTGGTAGCTGCTGAAAAGAAAGCCAAGAAAGGCTCTCCTGACTGGCTGAAGATTGTGTCGCTTGAGGCGGACTATAACAAAATCAAGCAGGATGAGATAGATGTGGAGAACAATACGGTTCACTACTATGTACCAATCAACTATCCCACTTCGTGCAAAAATTGCCTTCTTTATAAAAACAAGAAAGATAAATAAATACAGGAATAGCCTTGCAGCAAAGAGATTACTGCAAGGCTATTCCTGTTTCTACTTGTACTTCTTGCCGGCAACCTTTTCAAGCGTCGCCATGAACGTTTCTTCAATCAAACTGTCATTGAAGGTCGGCAGAAAAACCTCTTCTGGAAGTGCCTTTCTTTCTGCCGTCTCCATGATGATACGCAGGCCCATTTCGAGAGCATACTTATCTTCGATGATTTTAATGATACACTCTTCCATAACTATCTCTGTTTACTCTTCTTTCTTTGCAGGCAGGTCGTCCTTGATAAAGCTGTATTCCTGCGTCTCTTCCGCGCTCTTCATGTTGGATATAAGGAAGTGCTCCGCAAGGTCTGCTTCCGTGATGCCGTATGTCTCGTAGATAACTCCGCTTGGCGTGCGCTTCTTGTAGAACTTGCAGGAGTTCCACATCACTCTGCCAAACTTCTGCTGTGACGGTATCTCCTTTTCCTCAAGATTGTTATCCTCACAGAACTGTCTGAAGCTGTCATACAGCGTCTTGGCGTTTATCCAAACTGGTATCTCGCCCTTCGTTCCCTTGTCACAGCGTATCTCATACGCCTTGAGCCATGCCAGCACGGGTTGCGTGCCGAGATATGAAAGGATAAGCTGCTTGCGCGAACCTTCCGCAGACGGGAACTGAAACTTGCGCTCTCTCAACATACGCTCGCCTTTAAGAACCCAGTTGAACACACCTGAAAGCTCCTCCTTGATAATCTCCGCCGCAAGACGCGGATTCTGCTTCTCCTTGGGGATTGTAACGTCGAAGCTGACATACTGCAAGCGTCTGATAAAGCCGAGCGTGACATCCTCGGGGAACGGAAGCTCGTTGAGATTGAAGATGAGGTATGGAAGGCTCTTTGATTCCAGTACGTTCTCGCCCAGCTTTCTGTACGGTACGGGCTCTCCGCTCACAAGCCTCTTGAACATACCAGTATTCTTGCGTCCGAACTTCTTCGGGTCGGAGTCGGAAGACCAGTTGAAGATGGCGTTACGGATAGGGTAGCGCCCTCTCATGCCCTCGTCACCGTCAGCGGTAAGCTCCGCATAATCCATTTTTGATATGCGGTCTTTGCCGAACAGGGCGCACATAACCTCGAATATCACACTCTTTCCGTTTGCTCCGCTACCGATAAGCATAAGGCACAGCTCTATTTTGTCGGACATCTTTCCCTCATACGGGTTGTATGCGTCGCCGCGCTGCACCAAGCCGAGTCCCATGAACATCTGCAAGATGTCACGCGAGTCCTTGTCGGGCAGCACATCAAGCAGGAATCTCTCCCATTTCTTGCACTTCGCTTTCGGATCGAAGTTGTACGGATGATAGTAAGTCACATGATAATGCGGAGAGAATGGCATCGCCGTAGGAGCCACACGCGCAAGACCGAAGTCAACAACACCGTTGGCGAAAGCCACAACGTCGAACTGCGGAACAAGCACGTTGTAGTTCTTGATTGTGTCGATGAACGACTCCTTTCTGATTGTGGAACGACCGAGCACGGGTGCTATGAACAAGTCCTCCATAAGCAACTGGTAAGCCTGCTCCACAACAATCGGCTCCACCACCTCGTATATTTTTCCGTTGAACGTATAGAACGCTCCTGCAAAATATTTTACAGGGCAGTCCTTGGCAAGTTCCCTGATACTCTTGCAAAAGCCCACCAGGAGCCTGTTCCAGCTCTCGCTGTTCACCTTGCCCCAGTCGGTTCTGTACATACCGAAGCCGTACTTCGCGTCTGCACTCAACGCCTTCAACTGCCCGTACAGCGAATCTATCGCCTCACCACTACTTCTTTTCATTCTTCCTTCTCCTTGTGTTTTTCTCTAATTGTGACATCACCTCGCGTCTTTCTGACCCTGCCGCCGTGCAGATAGACGAAAGCCTTTGCACCCTCTTCGCAATACACTTCCACCTCCGCATTGTCGTACATGTTGATAAACGCTCTCGCAAGGCCGTTTACAAATACAGTCGCCTCGCAGTCATGCCTTACATATATATCGCCGCAGCTCTTGCCAGAGTAGGTCAGTCCTGCGACGCACTCTCCGTTTAATATCACCGTCGGCTTGTCGTCCGCAATCACGTTCTCGTCCACGTACACGCCGTGGTCGTGAATGACATCTCCGAACTCCTTCCGTATCACTTCGCATGACGGAAAGTTGTGTTCTATGCAGAAGTCAATGCCTCTGACAAACTTCTCGACAAGCTCGTCTTTCGACGTGCCGTCGGCCCATTCGTCAGTCCATTGCTGGCACAGACCCAAGCCGACTGCCTGCGACTTCATCTTAGCCGAAAGCTTCTCTACTTTTCCACCCATAGCTGTTCGTTGTCATGCTTTGTGTTTCGTTCTATATACTCGCTCATGGCTTTCATCTTTGCTGTCTGATACTCCGCATCACCAACGACGGTAGTATCAACGAACATGCCGGTAAAGATAGCCTCTGCGTTCTTGCCTTCCGTTCCGTGAGTGCGCCAATCGCCTTTCTCGTCACGAACCATGCCGAGCGCGTCGATTGCTTCGAACATCGTCGTGCCGATGCCAAACTCCACCTTCCATCCGCCGCCGACCGTTTCGACGCAAATGTACGGAAGCGAGCCTCGTGTCAGATGCTTGCGGACATCCTCACGGATACCTTCCTTGTCGCGGAGTTCCTTCAACTCCTGCTTACTTAGACTGCGCGACTTCTTTGTAACCACAAAATTGCCGCAATATAACTTCTTTCCAAAATCCATATCTATACTTATTTAGTTAAACAATGTTTTTATCTTCTTTAAAGGCATTTCCTTCGCCCGTATTCGCATATCAGCGTTGCGTCGCACTTGTTATCGTCTACGTTCTTACACTTGCTTGTACGCCTAAAATCTTCGGTCGGGAACAGTCGTCTTGCGGCGTTGATGGATGTCGCCTTGTTGTCAGTGCTTTTCTTTCCGCAATAACTCTTGACAACCTTATCGTGACTTATCCAAATCTCCTTCTGCCAAGTCTTCGGAGGTACAAGATGATAGGGTATCTCAAGCGCAATCAACAGACCTTGCAGTACTCCGAACGTTTCTCCGAACGAGAATGTGGACTTTGCCGACGAACCGAAGATGGCGTGTATCTCCTCCATACAGCACACGCAATTTTCCTCGCACACCGTCTTGATGTTTTTCAGAAATATCGCAATGTCGTGATAGTCGCAATCCTGTAAGGAGCAATACTCGCGCGTGCCGTCAGGGTGCATTACTGCTATGAAACCCTTTGAGCCAGGGTCTATGCCGATGTATGTCTTGTTTGCCATGTTATTTTACTCCCGATGAATTAAAACCGTTGTCGCCACGCTTCTTGTCATCATTTTCTTCTTTTTTGATGACACCACTCACAAGTTCCGTGCTTGGTATCTCCACAATGCGCATCTGTGCAATCTTTGTGCCGGCAGGGATAAAAATGTCTCCTGACGTAAAAGCACCTATACCCAAGGTTTTCACGATTGCTTTCACCTCGCCGGTATAGCCGCTATCTATCAAGCCAAGTTCAACATCGGCATCAATTCGCTTTTCTTTAATGATTTCGCCATTCCACATCTTTTTGGAGGGCATACCTTTTGCAGACATTCCGCTTCTTGGTTGTATAACTGCTGCAAGGTGTTTGGGCAGTTGTATTTTGAAGCCGAGCGGTATTGCGTAGCGATCCCAGTCGAGCACTTTTACGTCTTCCTTGGTGAACACATCATACGCTGCATCGGCATCGTGTGCCTTTTCAGGCATCCTGCCGCCACAAAGTTCTATTACTATCTTCTCTCTTTCCATTTTGTTTTTGTTTATTATTTCTTACCGTTCCACTTTACAAACTCCTCCCATGCCTCATCTTCGGTATCGTAGCCAATCTTCTGCTTCCACGAGTTCCCCTTGCGAGTCCAATGTCTTGCGTCGGGATGCAGGGTGGAGTAGGGTGCTTTGTTGCGGTATCTGTTTTTGCTCATATCCATTTTACGGTTGTTTCTCCGTTGTAACCTTTCTGCCATACAAACCATGCGTAGCTGACTGCACTACCGCCACCATTGCGCATTGCAGCGAACTTGCCGTTCTTTGCGCACAGCACTCTCTTTGAGAATTGCAGTACATACTTAGGCGGCGTGTTCTTATAGAGCCTCTCGTAGCGTTTCTGACCCTCCAGGAATGTTGTCTTGAGAAACATCACACACAAGCCTCCGTTAGGAAGCAAGCCAAGCGAGTGCAGCACGAACTCCGATGCGTACTTGTAGGGTGGGTTGGTCAGTATGCACTCGCAGCCGTCGGGCATCGTGTCTGCCTTGAAGAAGTCCTGCACACCGCCGTAGCCTCGGTCTATAAGGTCGGTGCTCACGACATCGTGCCCGAACTCAACAAGACGCTCTGACAAGCATCCAGTACCACAAGCGCACTCCCATATCTTCTTCGGCAGCTCGAAGTTGCGGACAAGTCTGTCAATCGCAACAGGGCTCGTAGCGTAGAAATCGTGCTCCTCACGCTCCTTGTCCGTGTGATTGCTCGCACCGATTGTTATGAAGGTGCTCTTGCCGTTTCCGCTCCAGTCCTTAGTCATTGCTCTGCTTTTTTCTGTCTTTCAATGCGTCTGTAAAACCCGAAATGAATGCGATACCAAGCGGATATACAATCACCTTGTAAATGATATTGGTTTCTGCATCGCTTGATACATACTTCATTTCAACGACTCTAAAATATCCGCAATCAACAAAACGTTGGCCGGGCAAGCCATCCTCATTGAATACTCCACTCCTTTTAAGTTCCTCTGTAAGTGCAAGAGGTGTAACGCCTATATCGTAGACTTCCGTCAGATGCTGAAACTCTATAGCCTCCTCGTCCCCAGTAATGTCTACAAAGAACTGCGCCATACGATGCAGTTTTTGGTTCGGGTCTTCGTTTCGTTCGTATATCGTTCGTACCATATAATTATTTTTAGATTTTAAGTTACAATTACCTTTGTCATTTACTACTGCTTCCACTCGCAGCTTGACGTGTTCAGGTGAACCATACCAGGCGTATCTCTCCTCGGCCGGAGCATTTTCTGCTGCCTCAATGGAGTTTTTGAGTGCTTCACACGCCTCTTTGTCCGAAAGCCCCATGTTTCTTGTAGCACTAAAGAATAGTTTGGCAAATGCTTCTATTGCGCTTTCCTCGGGGTCTAAAACAATCTTCGCCATATCACTTCCTTGTTTTATCAAGTTCCATAATTGTAAGTATCGCATAGTTCGCAAGGTCAAGCAGGGAGTCTTTCATACTCTCGCCCTTCACCTTCGCCTCGTCAGACATCAGAGACTTCACGCGCTTTAGCTTCTCGGACAGGTGCCCGTAGGCGTATGTCATACCGCACTCCGCAAACAATTCCGAGAAGCTATTGTCGTAGTCGTGGTTCTTCGCTTTGAAGGTGTCGTACATGCCATTGGTAATGTCGCGGAACGCTACACACTTCTTTGGGATTAACCGCGTGGACTTACCCTCACGCTCATTACGCAACACGTCCTTTAGGGTTTTATTGTCAACTAATCCGTGTTGCATCACGTCGCTCAGGGATATGTAGAACGGTTTCTTCCAGATCGCATCGCTGCGAACCTTGATGTACTCGCCGCTCCATGAGCAATGCGGGTCTTTCTTGTCGACGGAGCTTATCAGTTTCGGACCGCCGCACACCTCGAAAAGCGGTACTTGGAGCGTTACATATTTTTTGTCTCCGCGCGGAGTTTTCAGCGTTGTCAGATACTGGATAAACTCACACATATCCGTGGCACCACGAAAGCTCGCTACTTGATACTTACGCTCGATTTTGTTGTTGGGCATCCTAAACTTCAAGCCCTCCTTAATGCCCTCTCTGTTAATCATTGTTGCTACTCCTTCCTTTGATTCAACCTTTTTTCTAATCAATGTCTCACCACGCTCCATAATATCTTTAGTTGAAAGGTAAAATACCTTATCTTTAATATTGTTACAAGCTACTTTTACGAAGCTTCCCAAAGAACGAGGTTCAGAGGATGTCTCAAAATACTCTCTCGGACTACCTGCAACCTTAAAAATAGGACGAATGGCGGTTACAATGGTTTTTTGAAATTCATCAAGAGTCTCTAAATCTGTTTTGTACATTGGTAATACAGGACAGTCTTCGCCATTTATTCGACGATCAAGGTCTCTTCTAACCTCCTCTTCGTACTCATCCTCTCTAAATGGAAGAACAAACTCTAATCCTATCTTAATGTCTTCTTTCTCAATCATTGTTACTCCTTTCTTTAAACGGCACCCATATCTCCTCCATCTCGCGCAGCGCAAGCTCGTAGGTATCTATATCGCCCTCCGTAGGGTTGTTATTGCTGTGATAAACAACAATGGCAAACACAAAGTAACGAAAGATTATTGCCGCATCGTAATATTGACGTGGATGACGCATAAAATTACAACAACCATACCGACCTCCGTCAGGCAGCGTGCCGTCACCAGATACCACAAGCACATTGAGAGGACGTGTCACCCATTGTATGTCTATAGGCTCTCCCGATTTTATACGCTCTTTCAACTCCTGCGCCTCGCAGTACCATGCGTGAAGAGCACCATCACCGGCATACTGCACCTTTGGTATAGGGCATTTCAGCAGACGCTGCAAATCATCCAATAACTCCTGTGTCATATCTCGTTCTTGTTTTTACCTTCTTGCTTCTTTGTAATGTCTGACATATAACGGTATATATTCCTCGCCATACCGTTACACCAGTCGTCAACAAACGGGTCGCTCTCGAATAGTGGCAGTTTCTTGAAGTCAGTCTTGAACCAATTAGTGAACTGCAACAACACATAGCGCATCACAGCTACATCATGGGCATTATCCATCGCTCCATCAAGATTTCGCAAAGCTCTTTCCGATAACTCGCGCAAATTGTGATACCCGTAGAGTATTCGTCTATTTTTATTTTTTTTCTTCATTTAAACCACTATTTTAAAATAACCTATAGCTTCTTTTATCGGCATACTAAACATGCTATCCTCTGTAATTCCCGACTTTATAATTCACATTCGTTATATAATTGATAAAGCGGATATGAGAGCATACATACAAGACCCAGTACCATAAATCCAGCTACCAATGACTTGGTGAATGCAGCCGTTACGGCAGAAATAGAAAACATTATCACTCCGAATACCATCAACAACATGAAACGCCTGCGCCATCTGCGACGCTTAATCCTCGCCATCTTTTCCTCCTCCAACTCTTTTTCAAGTCTTTCCATGAGGTTTTCCATTCCGTTTCCCATACTTTTACAATTAATTTTACTACTTTTGCATCTAATAAAACCAGTCCGTAGAGACGGTCAATTCCGATTAACCGAAAATGAACGATTAATGTAGGTTCCAAATGCAGCCAAATCCCCGATAAACACGGGGTTTGTGTAGGTAGTGTATGATAAGGTTCTCAAGCCCTATCCTCACATGCCTCTGAAACGAAGGTACAAAATAAGTTCTACAATCATACACAAACTCCCGCAAATACGAGGTTTTTGGTGCATTTTTATCCTACATCGAGTGTATAATAAATATACATAGCTATTCGGCGACAAAGAGACGTTCCACTTCCCAGTTTCGACCGCCAGGAAGTTAATAAAACCAAATATACATAAATATACAAGTTTACAGTTTTTAACAAATAGGAACATAAGTTTACACTTAACCAAAAATCGGAAGAAAAAATTTTTAAAAGAGGTGACTATGCCGTCAAATAGTCAATTCTCAGGGGGGGGCGCACCCTGTTTTCTTTATATTATATGCAATAATATAACGTTAATAAGTGTTAAACGTACATTTTATGTTTCACACTTTCCTAATATTATATAAAATTGTAACCGCTTGAAAATCAATACATTATACATTTATATTAATTTCTAAAGTGTATAAATATAATGTTTCACAACTTGTTAAATACATTTAAATTTGGCTTGTTTCTGAATTTGTTAAACATAAATTAACCAAATATTGTGCTATATTATAAGATTTAACCGTTGTTAAAATGTATAACACACTGAAAATCAGTCAGTTATAACAATGTTATATGTGTTAATATATTTGCTTTTGGTCGGAAATTGTCGTACCTTTGTAGTGCCGAAAGGGAGAAACACCCACGACAACGCACAGGGCAAAGGTAATAACCCTATGGCGTGGCGGTCTTTAAAATAGTGATACACTAAAGCGGTGCAGTCTACCAATGTAGACCACACCGCCAGCAACTAAAGCGAAAAACGCTTTAATTTATTCACCGATGCAAAATTAGTTGTTTCCTTTGGTTGCTGCAAAGACTTTAGAAGTAATTAGAATTTATTCACCAATTTAAATATATAGAATTATGAAAGCTACTAAAGTAGAAAACAGAAACTCGGAGTTAATTAACACAGTTGAGAACGCACAGAAGTTGGCAAAGGAACAGGAAAACCCAAGCTACACAAAGATGTTTTTGCCGTGGGTTGAAGAGGTTGCAGAAGACGAAACAAAAGAACTTGCAAGCCGTCTAAAAGAAGTTTTAGACGACGCAAACGAAAGCGATGAACGCTACAAGCAATTAAAAACCGACTACGAGAAGACAAAAGAACGTTACGAGGCGTACCAACTAAAAACCGCCAACACCGACAAACAAACGCTCAAGGCGTTTAAAAAAGCGGTTGCGGTTGCGGTTGCAGAAGTTGCAGCGCAAACAGATACCACAAAATGGTTTAATTATCGTTGTTTGTATGGTTTGGGACTTCTCGATAAATTGCCGAACATGATGAACACAACAAACAGGGTTAATTCCTTTGTTGTTAAGACGTTTACGTTCGTACAACAATACGCCAAACGTTCAAACGAGTTGGCACGCAAAGAGCAGGCACTAAGTGCAGCCGTTACAAAGTTCGGCATAACAAGAGAACAAGCCGAGCAAATGTACTTAGCCGGTATGCTCAAACTCTAAACCAATGCCAAACGTAACCAAGTTGAGCGGTAAATAACCGCTCAACTTGGTTTTTTCTTGCAATTCGTTTTGAGTTGCAAGCGGTTTTTTGTGTCCTTATTTTTCCCCACCGTTTTTCTCTGTTTTCTTATTTTCCCACACGTTTTTAGATACCTCATCGTGGTGTGTGGGTGTTCCTCGTTGTGCTTTTTTCTGCGCAACGTGCCAAAATCTAAAAGCAATCGATCTACAGATTTATTTAAATAAATGGTGATACGTGTCGGACGTGTCACGCCCTTTGTTATGGGATTTTGCAAGCGAGATTTTTCCTGTAAGGAAATAGACGGGAATTTCTTGAACTACAAAATTTGAAACTTTGGGAGCTATTCATAATTCATATTCAACGTTTTAAGAGCGTCCGCGTGAAATTCGCGGGAAATCGACCTCTATCGTGGTGGATAGAGTGAGCAACCTATAAGGGCGTGCGAGAACGTGCGCCACGGCTCTGCAAGAACTTACATACTGGTGAGAAGTCACCATAAAAACTATACAGTTTCCCCGTATGTCTGCCAAGAAATCGGGATGCAGCCACAGCATTAAAACAGGGCGGGGCGTGAGCCGTGACTCAGCGAGCTGGTTACTCGGAGTAATATTCGGATGAACGCGGTGCAAAGATGCACGTCCCAGGCAAATAGGGCAGCCTTTGCGGCTGCTCTACTACAAACCAACAAATTTTAGGATTATGACATTAAAGACATTCAAAGTACTCGACGCAATCAATCGTGAGGGATTGGATAACACTCAGTGGAATATCTACATGCACCTCGAACCTGTGAATACAGGAAAGTTTTACGGAACGAACGAAAACCGCACGCTGCCCGCAGGCGTTTGGATAGGCGTGTACAAGAAGCGTGGCGATACGCTCTATTATTTCCGTTGGCTCAAGCCCGATTTGTGCCTTGATATATTCGAGGACGAGGAGCTGTTATTCTTCAACGTGAGCGATTAGCCTAAAAGGTAGCCGACAGGCTGCCACCAATAACCATTTTATTAACAATTAAAAATAGAATTATGAAAGAGTTTATTTATTTCTCAACCATGTGCTATGTAGTATTTTACGCTTTGTGTCTTGGTTACTCAATCGTATAATAGCGAGCGTCCAAAATCATGGCAGTCATTGAGCTGCCAACAATACCAACCAATAAAATTATAAGATTATGAACAAAAGACAGATTATCTATTCAAGTACGATAATTGTGCTTGGAATTATCCAGTTGCTCCCGTGTGTTTTGCTTGTAAGCGGTACGATAATTGGAAATGTGCTTGGAATTTTCTACGCTCTTCTTGTGACGTTCGTCTGGACGAGTACGAAAAATGGTCGATGGTTCTGCGTTGAGCTGTACCGCAGTACGCTGCGCTTGGAAAAATTCCTGTTCGGCTGCAACGTGGAGAGTGATTAGTACGATAATTGTGCTTGGAAACTTTCAGCCTAAAAAACTGCCTGCAAATTAGGCAGTACGATAAATAACTAATAAAAACAAATGAATTATGGCAACACGAAGAATTAAGTGCGAGGGTTCTCTGTTCATGGAGAGCGTATTCGCGAAGATGCAGGAAATCTACACACACGTTGAGTTCCTTGGTTACGACGGCAAATTTCTGACCGTGGCTTACATTGTCTAAACCCTGTGCGCAATCATGCGCACGGACTATTAACCAAATAAAATTATAGAATTATGACGCAAGAAGAATTAAGCGAGTTGCAGCACGTAAAAGAGCTGTTTAAAAAATTGCAGGAGTTGCAGTATTCAACGATTGGCGACCCTGCCCTGTCCGTAAGCTTGGGTGCTGGCGGTTATTTACATTCCATAAGCGTTTTTGTTCACGTCAGCGAGGAGTATTCCAATGGAAAAGCGCTTGGGTCGTTTACTCTGGCTGTATTTCTTTCCTCTAAAGAGAACGAGGATGCCTGCAACGCCTGCATTGCGTTTGTGAACGCACACCGCACACTCAGAGCCTAAACTGGCAGCCGTTTGGCTGCCAACTATTAACCAACCAAATCACATAATTATGAACACAGAGAAAAATTTTGTAGTGCTTGAGTTTTACCCGAGTTTTACACCGAAAGTTGTGCGAGAGTTTGCAACCCGTGAGGACGCAGTGAAGTTTGCGGAGCTTATGAAGAAAAGCGAGACAGGCAGACATACCTACGCTGTATTTTCACGCATTGAGCCGTAGAGCCTAAAATCGGGCGGTACGATAATTCGTGCCGTCTGCCATTAACCAAACAGAATTATTATGACACAGAATTATTTCGTGTTCCCTCCTTTCGAGGTGTACACAGGCGAACAACTTACAAAAGAAGTCAAACAGAGTTTAATTGCCCGTGGCTTGAAATGCGTTGCGGTTGTCTTCAACTGCGAGAGTTACGAAGATTTCGAGCGCAAATACTTCGGCAGATAGCCTAAACAGCGGAGATACAACTCCGCTACTATTAACCAAATAAATCATTGAATTATGCTAAGAGACAGAAATTGCGACAAGAATTTTGAACGTTCGTTGATGTATCAGATAAACAAGGCAAAGATTGCAGCTCGCAAGATGCACAACGCACGTATGACCGACTACAATGATCCGAAATCTGAGAATGATTTTCACGACGCTATGGTTGAGATTGTAGCCATTGCTTATCACGATTGAGCCTAAACAACCCGTTACGTTTTGTCACGGGTTCATTTTATCAACCATTTAAAATTTTAGGATTATGAAAAAGAACCCACGAGATTACAAAGTGAACGGCAAAATGTATGCTTACATCCTTGACTCCATATCTTCCGATGATGCAGATGTAGAGTCTATGTCCGACAGGGAGCGCATTGAGTTTGCGCTTGATACGTTCTATGTAGAGAAATTTAAAGATGACAGACGCAGAATGTCCGCTCTTGATTTGCTGACTGAATGGATTGCCGGTCTTTGCTCTACCGTGAATGTAGCCTTTGCTGACTATGACATTGCCAAGGTTGGCACGGAGTGGGGTTATTGCAGAACAGACGCAAGAACCTCGCAGTTTGTACATACATGGTTTGAGCGTATCGCCAATGGTATTCTACGCCTCGCAAAGATTTACGGCGTGGATATGAGCCGTTTCCGTCGCTAATGCCTTAAAATCCTGCGTGACGATTGCACGCAGGAACAATTACAAACCAACAAAAATAAGATTATGAAGAAAAGAACTTACAAGACGCTCGCCGGCTTACTTAGAGCAAACGGCGAGCAGCAGTTTACAATGAGCGACTTTTTAGGCGGACAAATCTACGATAATAAGCATTATAAATGGCGTCCGTTCGAGCTTACCGACAACGCTCTGCGTGAGCTGTCTGACGGCTTCTGTCAAGCGCTGGGCTGTCAGAAAAGAAAGTACGACGAGGTATTCCACAACATGAAGTACGGCAAAATCGAGAGATGTGGCATACTTTCCCGTCTGTGGGTTGAGCTGCGTGGCAACAAGCCGAGCTTTACCTACTGCGTAGGACAGGACGGAGGTTATGAATATCCGCTTGTCAAGAGAATCCTGTATCGTGGTTATTGAGCCTCAACAAATCTGTGCAGCCTATCTGCACAGAACAACGTTTAACCCATTAAATATTATAATTATGATAACAGATTACTACACAGCCGTACACTGGCTTAAAAATGCGTTCATCCTCTGTAACGAGATTGTATGGAATGACGAATCAGTGATTGAAAATATCGAGTATCCAGAGTGGACAAATGACAATGAAGACGGCAGGGACGGAATCGAGATATTTCAGTGGTTCCTCACTAACATGAGCTACGAAGATAAGGAATGGATGCAGAAGAATTTCCCTGACCTCATCTTCTCTTACTCAGACAAGCTCGACTTGTGGATTCTTTGCGTAGATCATTTCGGAACGATGTGGAAGGGAGTTTCCACGACTACCAACTGCAAGAATGCAGCAAAGGCAAGCCAGCTGCCGTAGCCTAAATCAATCCTCACTATCACGGGTGGGGATTTCTATTAACCAAATTTTATGATTATGACGAGAGAAGAATTTATCGAAAAGTGCAACCATGTTGTTCGCAACTACAGAAACGTAGAGGAGTTTAACAAGTGTATCAACCAAATACTCGACTCTGGCTGCATTGACTTGGATAAAGTTCCGCAGGATTACACTCCAGCCTATTGGGCTGTAGGTGCAATGTTTCAGCGGTCAGCCGACCAGTGCGTCAACGGAAGCGCTTACGAAGAAAGGCGCAGAAGAGACCGCAGAAAAGCTAAAAATATTGCGAAGTTCATTCCGTTGTGGTTTTGATAAGCCTAAAAGACTCTCCCTTGTGGAGAGTGCAAGTATAACCTAAAAACAAAGAATTATGGAAAAGAATATTGTAGAAGTTGTTATGAACAACAAAGGCGAGGTTGTCGAGAAGGTAGCCGACTACATCGGTGTTTTCAGTTTCGCTAAAACGATAGAAGCTCTTTATCGTGAGTGTCTGGAAGACTGCGACAACCCAGAGGATATAGAGGAATACATTGCCGATTTGTACGGCAAGAATATCCAGTCTCTTGCGCGGGATTTTGCTCTTGAATCAAATAGAGACTTGAAGGAATATCTTCACATGAACAATCATAGTATGCCTGGAAATTTCGCAGACATCGAGGACGATTATCCCGCTCATATTACGGGTACACGTTGGCCTTCTGAGTATGCCGGAGATGATTACTTCCGTCTGTTTCCTCAAATGGTTGCTCGTTTGGATTCCGCAGAAGACAGCGAGCGAGCTGAAGAGGATAGAGCATATCTTGAAGATTGGTTTTTCGATGCCTTCGGTACATACAACATCAAGTACAATTTCAGCAACTGGCTTTCTGAGATTGTGTACATGCGCGAAGAAGAACAGGCTATCGCCTAAACTGCCTCCCTTTTGGGAGGTACGATTAACCAACAAACAGAAGAATTATGGCATTACAATGGAAATGGACTGACAAGATGGGCAAGGCAATCATCCGTTAGGACGAGAGGAAGTACGAGATTGGCATCTACGGCGGCAACGCTCTTGCGATATTCATCAGTGAGGACAAAGACTCATACCAGCTCTACAATTTCATTACGGACGAAAGACACCTCGGCATCATTAAAGAAAACAAGTTCAAGATGTTCTACGACGAGGTGGTGAGCATCGAGCTGAACGTATGCAACAAGAACGCACTGAAGATACTCCCTCTCCTCGCAAAGGAGGCGGGCGAAGTGCGCTGCTACTACAAGGAGTCAGAGTAACATGGCTTATCCGTTGGGGAATAGAAACCAATTCGGAGCGACACCGACAACGGAACAATATTAACCCTAAAAAGAATTGAATATGAAAGAGCTAACGATTAAGGTGTATTCCTTTGACGAATTGCCGAAGGAGGAGCAAGACAAGATTATCGAGCGTGAACGCTGGGATGTTATGGATAATGCTATGGAGTGTAGCGGAATGGAGTTCGATGATACGCTTAAAGAATTTGAGCGTATAACCGACTCTCGCGTAACAGGTTACGACGTCGGCTATTGTGGCTACAACTTCGGTAGAGTTTGCAGTGACAAGCTGGCATTTGAGGAGTTCGACCTTGAAGACCTAAGCGGAAAACTGTTGTTCCGTTATATCAGCAACGAAATCATGCCGTACCTGATACGTGGAAAGCACTACTCAACCTGCGGCAAGTACGACAAAAACGGCAAATACACTTACAAGTCGCGTCGCAGCAAGGTTCTGATGGAGAGTTTTGACGGCTGTCCGTTGACCGGCGTATGCTACGACTGCGATGTTCTTGAGCCGCTGTTTGACTATTACCGCAACTGGGCACGCCCCGAATACCGCAGCCTCACATTCCGTGATGTCATGGAGAGATGCTATGATAGTCTTTTCAATACTCTTTACAAGGAGTATGAGTATCGGGCGAGCGACGAATCGGTACGAGAAGAGCTGTCGGCACGAGAAGATTACTACTACGAAGACGGCACAAAGTGCGATGGCTATATTTATAGCGCAGCCTAAATCGAGGGAGGCATATCTCCCTCACAAAAACCAAATTATTGTGATTATGAAAGACAACAAGTATTTCTGCTACACCATCGACAGATGACTCCTGACATGGTAGACTGGGAATACGACTATGTGCGTATAGACACGAGCGACATTCCCGATTATGTCCGTGACCTCAACGAGATTGTAAGCCTTACGGATGTTGATGTTCCCCGTGACATCTACGATTTGAGCCGTGACGAGCTTGTTTCCCTACGCAATCAAATCTGTATCGGCTCAGACTATTACTCAGACTTCAACAATGACCAGTTCGTTCCTCGTGACGAGGTGATGAGTGAGTCGGAGGACTTTCTTAGGCATCAAATTGAGGAGTACGGAGAAGTTGGATGTGACGAGCATCTGACGGCGGAAGAATTTGCGGATTATTTCTGCGGAGTAGCCTAAAGCGAAGGGAGCAATCCCTTCGGCAAGTTTAACCAAAATTACAGAAATTATGAAGTATTATGTTTCAATTACAGAAACGCTCAATAAAATTGTGAGCGTAGAAGCGAATAGCGTAGAGGAGGCAGAAAATAAAGTTACTGAAAAGTATCATGCAGACGAAATAAAACTTACCTCCAAAGATTATGTCGACGACGAGATAGAAGTCGATGACGAGCAGGACTACTATCGAACTATTGATGCCATGCGCCACATCTACGAGCACGTGGATTAGCCTAAAATCAGAGGACTCGCTCCTCTGTCTATTAACCAAAGATTTATAGATATGAAATTAAAAGTCGGAATGAAAGTGTACTGTTGTTTATGCAGCATAACACAGGAACACACAATCACGCATTTATTTGAAGACAGAGGTTTTGCAGGCATAGACAACGATTTCTATTGGCCTATAGATCAGTGTTTTCCTTGTGAAGAAGTGACATTGCCTAAAAAGCGCAGCTAAGGACTGCGCACATTAACCAAAACATAAGAATTATGAACAACGTAAGATTTATTCCAGGACAATATGAATGGCATCTCGTTGATGAGAAAGACAACGTGCTTCTCAACATTCCTGATGATTTCATTTACGATTGCGAGACAAAGGCTGATTTGGATTTCGTTATAGGAGACATTCCAAGACAGGCATTGCAAGCAGTCGAAGAAGGAGAAGAACTCTATGGATGTGACGTAAACAAATACGTCAGCGACATAGATGATGAATGCGTAACCAAGCTAATGATAGATACCCTATCAGAATACCTCGGGTTTACAGCCTAAAAGCCGTCTGAAGACGGCACTACAAACCAAAACTTTAAGAATTATGTATGTATCAGAATTATCGAGAGAACAACTTGTAGAGTTAAAATCCACCATGCTCGAAGCCATACTCGGCTACGAGCCGTCATACGGAGAGCTTGTCATTGCTGACGAGCTTGTGTCTGACGAGCAGGTGGAAGAGGAATACGGAGGCGTGTGTTTCACGCCCGACGACTTCTTTTGCTCCATGAGCTAACCTACGGCAGCGCAGCCTGAAAAGGCGTGCCGGAAGACCATATTTATTTCAACAGTCGTGACGATCACGAGTCTTCCCACTGACGCGAGTCGACTCGTGATCTCACGACTGTTTCACATCAACATCGTACAGATATGCGCCAAGGTCTTCGGCACGCCACATTTATTAACCAAAAAAAATACGAAAAATATGAATAGAATTATTGAAGATGCAGGGGAAATGGTCTACAACGGAGCAAAGTTTTACATTAATCTTGAAAAGCGTTCGCTGTCCGTAAACGGCAAGTATCTGATAAAGGACGGAAAGCATGAGCTTCCGCTCGGATGCTGGCACAAAGAAGATTTCCCCGAGGAAAAGATGTTCAAATCTCTTGAACTCCGCTATCGCGACTACAAGCACTCGATACCATCAGAGCGTTCGGAGTCGCACCGGCGCAGATACTTCAAGGCATTACGAGAGGACGAGCTATCCGACGAGGATATGATGTACGGAGTGCCGCGCGAGTTCGCACGCTACGAGCTTGAATCGTTCTTACTTGCAATGATTATGATTGGAGCGTTAAAATGGCACGAGGAGTGGGGTAGCTGGTTCTACCAATCTCCCAACGACAAGGACTTGATTATCCTGCGCTCATGGGTTGAACCAAGCAAATCGTAGCATTTGGTAGCAGATGGTAGCATTTGATATAAACCGCCTAAATCAGAGTGGGATGCAAATCTCACTCACATTTTTAACCAACATTATTTAACATTAAAAACAAAAGAATTATGAAAAGAAATGTAATGATTTCAGGTGAGTTCACTATCAACGAGGTAGCAAACGCTAACGGCGCAGGTCAGCAGAAACCCAACAAGAAGTCGGCACAGGCACGTATCGAAGCTCTCAAGGCTGCGGGCGTGGATGTTTCCAACTACTTCCCTATGGGCGAAGAGATGATTGTCCGTGTCAAGGACGGCGTTCCGACACAGGTACTTGACGACGACCCTGTTTTCTCTCGCATCATGGAAGGACGCTACATCGCACACGGCAAGCTCTATCGCCGTTGGGTTATGGCACAGATGTTCCACATGCTCCGAGAGATGAACGAGGGCAAGTGGGATTCTCCCAACTTCACGGAGGTCTTGCAGAACCGCGGATACGAGTATTCGTGGAAGATGGTCGAGCAGGAGTTGCTCGCGCAGTATAAGATGCTCAAGCACGGCGACACAGAGTCGTTTGGCGAGCGCAACCGCTGGTTCGACAAGGACGTTGTGACTGAAATGGCAGAGGACTACCTCGACCATCTCCGCAAGGTTGTTGGGGAAATCAAGGAACGCAAATGCCGTGGTCGCCTCTACAAGCGCATCTTCGGCAAGAATGTGTTCTCTGACGAGATTGAGAATGTGGTGTTCGCTCCGATTGCATGGGCTATCAGAGCAATCAGTGACTCCAAGTCCGCATATCAGCTCTACAAGGCTGTCGCAGCGTTCAACCGTGACCGTCACAATCTCCGTTGGCAGACCAAGCAGTCAAAGGCGTTCACCGATGCCTACAAGGGTTCTGGTGCGTACTTCACGATGAAGAACCTCATCCTGTTCCACGGCGCACGCTTCAACGGCTGCACCACGGAAAAGCAGTCGCTCGCACGCATGGAAAATCTCGCCTCGAACCTCGAAGGTTGGGAACTCCTCGGTGCAATGAAGCAGCTCATCAAGGACTCTGGCATCTCTGTCGAAAAGAAGATTGCCGAGTGGAAGAAACAGCCTGCATCTAAGAAGTAGTACGCAGCCAAGAAGGAATTGCCGTTCCGTCTGCGGTGGCTCGGCATCATTTATGAAAGCTTCGCAGAAGAAGGTCCCTTACCTGCCTTTCGGTCAGGGACCTTCAGTGTAAAGCTTTGAAATCACACGCTTACAGACAGGCACCCGTCCGTGAGCCGCAGACAAGCCTAAACCACAAGTGGTTACACATCGTAACCGCTTGACTTATTTACAAACCATTAAATAACAATAGAATTATGAAAGAAGATAAGATTTTAGAGATGTTTTTCGCCCCCGAACGCTGGCAGTATGCAATCGCCAAAGGTGTTGTCAAGGACATATCCAAGGGCGTGCTCTATAAGCTCACCAAACCCGAGGCGCGCGCACTCATGTATCAGCGCATCCGTGACGGCAAGTACAAGATAATGCCGCCACATACAGCGCAGATACCGAAAGATAACGGCGAGTTCCGTACTGTATATGTGAACGAGCCTGCCGACCGAGTGTTGCTCTCCATCGCCAACGACCTTCTCTTCGAGCTTATGCCCGAGATGGTTCATCCGAGCTGTCGCTCGTATCAGAAAGGTATCGGCTGCGGTAAGGTGGTACAGGAGGTTTCACGCCGTATGTGTGCGTTGCAGACCCCCGATGTGCTCGGCTTCAAGTCCGATTTGTCGAAGTATTTTGACAGTGTTCCGTTGGAGTTCGTTGACGCAGCTTTTGACAAGGTGGAGGAAAAGTACGGACACTCGGCTCTGATAGACGTTCTTCGCGACTACTACCACTCCGACCTGTACTTCACTCCCGAAGGTGAGCTGCACGAGAAGTATCAGTCGTTGAAGCAGGGTTGCTCCGTAGCCTCGTGGCTCGCAGACGTAATCCTGTATCATATCGACGAGAAACTATCGCAGCTCGAAGGCTATTACGCCCGCTACTCCGACGATATGCTTTATGTCGGTAGTGACTACGTTAAGGCGATGCACATTCTTACGGAGGAGCTTGGCAATATGCAGATGAAGCTCAACCCGAAGAAGGTGGAGTATCTTGACGCAAACCATTGGTTCAAGTTCCTCGGCTATTCAATCAAGGGCAGCAGCATATCGCTTTCCTCTACACGCATCAAGACGTTTCAGAAGGAGATAGAGTCGCGTTCGTGCTGTAGACGGGGTGCAACGCTCACGACATCGGTAAACATGATTAACCGATACCTCTACAAGGGTTATGACGGTCACTCATGGGCTACGCAGGTTCTCCCGATAATCAACGTAAAGGAGGACATCGACACGCTGTCTACGTTCATTCTTGACGCTCTGCGTGCTACCGCAACCGGCAAGCGACGCATCGGAGGTCTTGGCTTTGCCAAGGAGCAGAAGATGGGATGTATCTCACGAGGACGAGGAAAGAATGTCACAACTAACAGAGCTAAGACACCCGAGCGTATTGACGGCTTCATGTCACTCGGTCTCATGCGCAACGCATTGCTGACCTCGCGAGCTGCATACGACACACTTGTAGCCAATCTCTGACAAACGCCTAAAAACGGATGCAGCCCAAACGCTGCATCCACAACCAAAACCAAATATGAATTTCCGAGAACACGGAACTGCGCAACGCAGGATGCCACATTTATATACCCGCCTCAAAGATTCGGGATGTCTCTGGACAATCCAGAGCGTATCCCGAATCCTAAAGGCTGGTACAATCACGACCATACAGAAATGTTCCACGGCATAATGCCTGTGCAAGGCGGCGCACACTGCCCTCGGCTTCAAGAATGGCATCCGTTTAGCGCTCAGGTTGCTAACGATGACGACGTCTGTGCGAACAAACTGACGTCGTCATCGAGAAACCTGACCTACATCACTCGTTTACATCCATGTGCCACAGCCATCGTTCAAGCCCACTTACGTCAGCGCAGACGTTCGTCTTCCCCGAAGGAGTACATTTGCTACACCAAGCTTACACGCGGCGCTTGGATGTTCATACATCCCGCTCGCCGCGTGCTTTGCTTGAGTTCGACCAAAATCTTACAGCCATGCGCCACGCTCCTTGTGGAAGACAAGCCATTGCAAGCCTAAATCGGGCACGATGGGGAGACAACGTTTATATCCCAGTACATAAGGGCTGTGTTAGTGCCGGTTGCAACAACCGGCGCACCCAGACCCACTACTGGGCTAAATCAGATACTTACAGCAAAGCACCCGTCTCCAATCGTGCCCACAATACAACCAACGGAATTTTGCGGTTCCTTGTGACGTGCCGTGCAGCCGACTTTAATGATACCGGCTTCGTATCATCCGCCGTCCACCAGGTTGACACCTGGCTCCCTGCCGATTTCTCAGCCGGTACATATCAAATCCTTACAGTCACGCAACACGGCTACAGGCACGTCATTACTTTAAAAAGTACAGCATTTATTCGTGAAATAGCGACAAAAACGCTACCTTTGCATTATAAACCAATCGCAAACCAATCACAAACCAATCAGCAACGTTTGCCTTAACGACCTCGTATTGTAGAGGTCGCTATTAACCAATAAAATAGATAAAATTATGGCAGTAACAAAATTTGTAAGAGCGCAGGACATTCTCAAGGAGAAAGGGTTCAAAGCGCCACCGTTCGACACGGCGGGATTTCAGAACGCAGTCGTGGAGTTCTTCCAGAAGAACGATGTGTCGGCAAGACTCAGTATCATTTCAGTCCGCTTCCTCGACTACGAGGGAGCACCCGCTTGTGGCTTTGCAGCAAGCACCGAAGGCATATACAATGATTATTTAGGCCCAGGGTTCGACAAGTACATATTTCCACGCTTCCTCGGTGGGTATTTCGGAGGTTTCGAAGAATACGTCGTCTTTCCGTATATCATTGTTGACGAACCCTACGTCACTAATGCCGTAGCCCTCCTCAAGATGGCAGGTTTTGTCGTCAGTCGTAAACATCAGCGACTGAAACACGACTCCTACACCGTCACTCTCGTCTAAATCATAAAAGCCCTACGCATCACGGTTAAGCGATATGAAATGCCCAACAACAAGAAACAGGAGAATGTGGATGGCATCCGTAAGGACTTCGCAAAGCGGGTCTACGACCTCTATATCAATGCCGCCAACGGAAAGATTGATACCTACGACAAGTTTCTGACTCGTTTGGAGTGGCTCGAAATAGACTACTCCGACGCATTGTCCCCGTACGGAATATACGAAAACCTGTGTCCTGACGACTTCGATTTGGTGAAAATGGCGATAGAGGAGGGCACACCCCTCAAGGACTTCGCCTATCAATGGTTGAACATATACAACATCATTGAGTTCGCCAAAGTAGACGCAAGTTTGCTCATACCTCCAACATCCGACGATTAATCAAAACGGCAGGGTTGAACCTGCCACCAAGTAAACCATATTATAAACAAAAAAAACAGAATTATGAAAAAATTATTTTCTATGTTAGCCTTCTTTATGATGGCTATGTGTGTCCTTACCCTGTCCTCATGCGGTGACGATGATGAGAATGAATCCAAAGCGAATACAGCCGAAATCTTAGGTTCTTGGGAAGAAACTACAGTAAAATCAGGAGAGAACTCTACTGTCAAGGTGATTACAACTTGGACTTTTAATGCAAACAAAACAGCTACAGAAAAAGTTGAAGCTTATACCACAACGGTTTATACGGATAAGACTAAGCTCTTTAGTCTGACATTTGATTTTACCTATGAATACAACGGAAAGACGGTGAAACTAACCAGTACCGACCCAACGGTCAAAGAACCTGTATCTTACTACACAGTAGAGATAAGCGGAAATAAAATGCGCATGGGTAACGAAAAAGGTGGATATTTTAATCTCACTAAGAAGTAGTCTAAGATTTAGTATCAACTATTTTCTATTAGTAGAACACAGCAGCCATCCATCACTTAGGCGGGTGGCTGTTTTTGCCTTTTTGCTAAAATATAAACTTCTTATTTCACTTTCGAGGCTTTATTTTGCCTAAAACAGACCTCCATTAAAAGGTCGCAATTTAACCATTTAATTCATTAATTATTGTAAAACCACTGCGCCCATACCGAAGTAATATTATAAATAATATTAACTTTGCGTTGCAGGCGCACTAAATTTCAAGAATTATGACACAGCTACTTAGCACAAGACGCTGGATGGACCTGCTCACTCCCGAGCAGCAGAAAACCTACTCCAGTGCAATCCGAAAAGGTTACTTTGCGACTTATGACGGCTATCGTTGGCGTCACGAGTTCTATGGAGCTTTCATCTGGAAACACCCTGGACGCGTGAAGATCATTGATAAATTCAAGCAGGTTATCGGTCGCGCACCATTGTGGGAGGACATCACGGACGACAATCTGCGAGACGTGAAGGAAGAACTGGACGCTTCCTATGCGCCGAACTCCGTGCGCACAATATGCGCAGAGATTAACGCAATCATCCGTGAGAACGCAGAGTCTAAAGACATTCCTTCCATGTCCTACGCCCGTGTGCTGCGTGCAAAGAAGGTGGTGGTACAGTCCGTGTTTCTCACCGACGAGGAGATACGCAAGATACACGAGTATCGCCCTAAGACTGTGCGCAGACGGCATGCAAAGCGCATCTTTATGCTTGAATGCCTTTGCGGAGCACGTTTCTCCGACTGCCTGCGTCTCTCGCCCGTAAACCTCTCTCCTGATGGTCGCACCCTGACTTATGTATCAAAGAAGACCAACCATGAGGTGACGGTTCCCGTACACCCGTGGCTAAGGGAGTATCTCGTTCCGTCTTCACCTGTCGAACCGCAGTCACTTGCAGTTCCTTCCTACAACGACGCGATACGTTTCTTCTGCCAATCATGCGGTATCGACCAGCAGGTCAAGGTATATCAGGCAGGTCGCGAACAGACAGGCCCGAAGTGGAAGTTCGTGTCAACGCATACGGGTAGACGCTCGTTCGCAACCAACCTGTCGTTGAAGAACGTACCGTTGGAGCAGATAGCGTTGATGATGGGTCACTTCACGGGCAACGCCCCGGATGTTTCCATGACGCAGCGATACATCGTGACGCGACTCCAGCTGTCGCCCGCAGCGTTCCAGGCGTTTATGATTCCTGGTTCCGAAAGAGCGGCGGCAGAGAACGAGGCTTACAACAACCCGACAAACGATTTTGACGACTTCGACGACTTCGATATTCCCGAGGACGAACAGCTCGTTATCCCCGAGAGACCGCAGACCGAAGCATCGTAAACACATGACGCACTATAATGCCTAAACATGGTGGGGATTTGCTTTTCCCACCAACCGATTTTACTAACATTATTAACATTCATAAAAGTTCACTAATTATGAAAAAGCTATTACATGGCAGCCTTATTACATTGGGGCTTACATTGCCGCTATCGTGCTCCGTGTGCCCTATAGGGCCTTCCAAAAGCCACGCCGACAGCAGCCTTTATTTTAACGACCAAGTAAAATTAGGCGATACCGCGGTAAACCTTGTCAAGTCGGGCGTTTTAACACCTGACATTGAATCTTCAAACCTGTTTCACCTTACAAGCAATTCTTTCGCAGGTGTAAACTTTCGTCAAAATATCGTTGCCACAAGGAACGGTATTGTAAATGGGCTGTTTTATTTCAGCGACAATTATAATGACGAATCTAAATATCAAAACGAACTGAAAACCTTGTTCGAAAATATTGGTAAGACATACAACAAGCAGACAAAAGATACCACTTACATGGTAAGTGGTAGTATGCTTGATGCTTATGTTCACGAATACGAATGGGAGTCTCCAACAAAAAAAATCTCTCTTTTCCTAAACAAAAAAGAAATGGGATTGTCGGCGAGTGCATACGACATTCAGCTGTATATAACCATACAAGACAGTATTGTCAAGAAATATGGTTTCTCTCATCTCTTTAATCGCGAGCCTTAATCTCGCATCATCTAAAAGACTCTGGTAGACACTGCGAGGATTAACTGACATACCTTGCAAGGTCCCAACAAAACCAACCTCAGCCCTATCGCAACACGGTTAAGCGAACATAACATGACAAAGACCGAAGCATTGATCCTGATAAAGCAGGCAGAGAAGTACATGAGCGGCGAGGACGTTAATTTTACCATCACCGACGATATAGAAATTGACGACACGGCAAGGTTATTCCTTTTTGAGAACGACTTTTGCAAGGCTGCGGCCGTAGGGTACGAGAGCGGCGAGTTGTTCGTTATGCGTGATTGGCAGGAGCCTTCACGCCCTGAGACCGCCGGCGAGATAGCCAACTACGACTGGTGTACAATCGACTGGCGGGATGCCATCATCTTTGACGGACTGCCAAGGATGTTGTAGGCGATGTACGAGATCACAGACGTTACACGCGACGACCTCTTTTTAAAATACATTTCAGTTAGCCCTACGCATCACGGTTAAGCGGAAAGATTATGAGAGAATACACAGTACAATACACCGACGCTAAAGGCAAGGTGGAACTTTATAGCTTCGAGGCAGAGAATATAGAAGAGGCGATAAGCATAGCACAGAACGATGTTGACGAATACCCCAATGTTGAGATATACGACGACACCGACGCAGAAGGCTCGAATCGCGGTGTGCTTATGTTCAAGAATGGCACACAAAAGACAGTACACCGCATTGAAGACATTGCGCTCACCAAGCACAATAGCGGAAGTGACAATCTCCAGTACACCGCCGACGGCAAGACCTTTGAGGTGGATGGAGAGTTTTATGTAGACCGCGACCATAACCTCCACCACACTCACCTCTTCGAGAATGGTGATGAGATTGAAATAGCAATACCTTATGAAAACGGCAGTCACAAGCTATAAATAAGGCTTTATGCCAATCGGATAACAACGCCTTGTAATGCCGTTTCATGCGGTCGCATAGCACGCATTTTTCATCGCCTGAACACGCTTAAAATCCCGTCTGTACAGCAATGTATGGGCGGGATTTTTTGTGCTTCTAAAGCCACCGAAAATATGCCAAATTATGCGATCGCATAAGTCGCATAAAACATGGCATTTTATATATAATTTTTATTGTCGTAAACGCTTGGTTATCAATATGTTATTATATGTTTATGCAACCGCATGCAATCGCATCTATTATATATTATATATATAGTATATATTCATACTAACGTATTCATATATCCTATACACATAATATATAATTTTTCTCTTTGAAAGAGAGAGCGATTTTTGGGTGTTGGAATTGGGTGTTGGAATGGTCGTCGAGAGGCTACGCCTTGTCGCCGTTCACGTAGTCGATAATCTTGCGCACGGCATCGTCAATACGTTTCGTGTTGTAGGCGATGTAATGGCTTGTCACGTCAGCCCAGGAGTGCCCAAGGCAAAGGGCGATAGTTTCTCTTGGTATTTCAAGCTCTGCACCGATAGAGGCGAATGTATAACGAGCGGTGTACACCGTGAGGTTGTCAACAATAGGTTGGTATCGGGCGGAAGGTCTGCCAGGCCCGTGTGCGCGCTTGACAACCTCCCTCGTGCCTATTTGCTTGAGTCCTTCGCGCCAATGGCGGTAATAATGGCGGTATGAGGCATTTGTGTCGAGTGGGAAGAGTAGCCAGTCTTTGCCCTTGTAGCGTCTTATGATTTCCATTGCCTCGGGAGGTACGGGTATGTCGTAGGGCTTGCCTGTCTTCTTACGCCGGTATCTTATGCGTCCGTTCTGTAGGTTTTCGTCTTTGAGTGTCAAGAGGTCGGCAGGATTTATGCCGCACAGATAGAATGTCAGCATGAAAAAATCTCGATACACCGCCTTATATTCGTCGAGCTGACAGTCGCGGATAGCTCGAAGCTGCTCCACGCTGATATTGTCAATGGGCGTTTTCTCTGTTTTGATTTTGTACCTCCTGAACGGGTAGTTGTTCGTCAATCCGTTGTCAAGTCCCCAATTAAATACGCTTCGGACTTTTTGTAGAATGAGTGCTTTGTAATTGACGCTTGCTTCGTCGCCCATGCACCTCACGAAGCGGTCAAGCCACGCCTTATCGACGGACGTGAATGTGGCTTTGCTATCGAACCTCTCAACCATGATAGCAGCTCGGAGGTATGTCTGTTTCGTGCTTTCCTTCTTCTCGGCTGCATACTTGCGAATGCAATCTACAAGTGTCTGCTTGGACTTTGGCTCCCTGCCCGTAATGAGAGTGCGCAATCCCTCCTTTAGGCGTTCATATTCCATGCCTTCATGTTCGAGGAGAAATTTGTCGATGCCGTCTATGATACGCACAAGCCGTTTTGTCTTCGCCTTTGAGTTCGGCTCATTCTGTGCGAACAAAACGCCACTCAATGGATACTTTGCCATGATACCTGTGCTCACGGCGAACTCCTTTCGGGAGTCGCGGAAAATGACAGACACGGGTATAAGTCCGTTTTCGTTCCGCTTGCTTTCTTTAGTGCTGATAAAATACCTCATAATAATGCTGGTTTTGTTTGAAATTCACTCAAAAAGTCCACCAAAAAGTTCACCTAACACCACTCCAAAACCCCTAAAAGCACACTTTCTTTGTATTTTGTTAGTCGTAAATACGACCCCTTGTGTTCGGTCTGTATTTGCGTAACATGTTGATATACAGCACTATTACAATGTTGCTTTGCCGTCTGAGGTTTTTTGTGGTTAACAGCCCTATACAAACAGACACCCTTTATCTTGTTTCTCTATATTCTTTTATTCTTTGTTTGCAATATTAATCAGCGTAGCCCTATTTCCACATACCAAGATATTTGTAGTGGAAGTTCTTTCCCTTTGCAGAAGGGAATTGTGAACGGCTATCAACGCGTCCGCGCAGGTGATCGACCATTCTGTTGTAGCAGTCCTGACCAGAGTTCGCCTTGCATCTCACAACGAAGTGAGTGTCGCGGTACTCGTGCTTGCCAGTTGTAGGCACAAGAACAACACGCTTGAAGTCGAGTTCGCCTTCGTACCAACCAGGACGTTCCTCGTTGAGCTTTGTTGTGACAGTTGCCACCATTTCGTGCTTTTCTGCAGCAGGACTATTCTGTGGTGCAGAGTGCAATGCTTTCTTTTGCTTGAAGTCGAGCATTGTAGCAGCAGTTGTCTTGATTATGATAAAATAAACGCGTGGACGGATTTTATATCTTTTAGGATAGTACACTTCGCTATTTGCGTAATCGCGTACATCAGCTTCGAGATTAGGTGTCATACCTATTTCTGGTATAGAGCGCAAAAAGTCTAATGCTTCTTCAACATTATATACCAATGTCTCTTTGTCAAAATATCGGAGATATAAATTCATTAATGTCGTGTTTTTTTGTTTTTCAAAAATAACATTCTTAAAATATAAGGATAGAAGAGCGGCAAACGGGACTTGAACCCGCGACCCCAACCTTGGCAAGGTTGTGCTCTACCAACTGAGCTATTGCCGCATCGTTTTCATTTTTGTGAAGAGGAGGAGACTCGAACTCCCACGACACAATTGTCACTACCCCCTCAAAGTAGCGCGTCTACCAATTCCGCCACCTCTCCAACAAAAACTTTATAAAAGGTTATATATTACTATAACTTTTATCTTTTAAAACCCTTTCTTAACTTAGAAAGAGTGGAGCGGCAAACGGGACTTGAACCCGCGACCCCAACCTTGGCAAGGTTGTGCTCTACCAACTGAGCTATTGCCG